TGGGGATGGCGCGATCGCCTCCGGCCGCAACCGCCGCTCCGTCTGGACCGTCGCCACACACGCCTACAGCAAGGCCCACTTCGCCACTTTCCCTCCGAAGCTCATCGAGCCGTGCATCCTTGCCGGGACGAGCGAGAAGGGGTGCTGTCCGAAATGCGGGGCGCCGTGGAGACGGGCGGTGGAGCGAAGCGGCGGAGCGATAGGGCAGTCCTGGCACAATCACGAGGAGGATGCCGAACTGGGCCAGCGGGCAACTGTCGCGGCGGCCAAGGGCGGGCACGGCTACAAGGTCGAGACCACCGGCTGGCAGCCAACCTGCGACTGCGTACCTCCCGACGAGGTAAAGAAGCATTGGGAGAAGCGGGCCGACGGCGAAAAGGGGCGGCACACGTGGACCGAGAAGATATGGCATCGGCCGCCCGCGAAGGTCCCTGGCATCGTCCTCGACCCCTTCTTCGGCGCGGGCACGACTGGGCTGGTCTGTCAGCGGCTGGGGCGGGACTGGGTCGGGATTGAATTGAGCCCCGAATACGCCGCCATGGCTCTGGACCGCATTCGCGGCGATGCCCCATTGTTTTCAGAGGCGGCGGTGGAGACGAAATGACTTGGAGTCAAGGATGACGAGAAGGCACACAAGAGCGAAGCGTAACCCGAAGCCCAAGCGCCGCCTTGCTTTGCAGAAGAATCTGTGCCGCAAGTGTGAGGAGGAGCCTGTCCCCGCCTGGCGAGAAGTCTTCCACGGCCCGCCGGTTCATTGCCCGCTCGGGATCTGCTACGACTGCTGGGTCAAGGCATGGTCTCAGGTCAAGACCGAGATATATCTAGGCCACGCGGGGAAACGCAGTCGGCCGGAGAAGATTGCTGCTGCTTTGTGGCTCACGTCGCAAGGCCATAGCCAGGATGAGGTTGCACACATTCTACACGTCTGCTCGCGGACGATACGCAACTATTGGGCCTGGTTAAGAAAGCATCCAACAACATTTCAGAGAATTATTGCCGGATTTTAGCCCTTTCCGCTAGTTACCCATGGATAGGGCAATTTATGTGCTTAGACATACCGCCAGGGATGGACCCAAAGCCGTTCGGTCTGGTCCCGCGTCGATATCGGGAGGATGCGGTTCAGGAGGCTTGGGTAGGATACCTCGAAGCGTTGCGCGCCCACGATAGCGAGGGGGACGCGCGCAGGGCGGGGCTTCGCAGGATGAAAGCCTATGCGATGCGGGAGTACAAGATTGAGCGTCATCAGATAGCGGAGCCACGGGCGGGCGAGGGGCACGACGATTCAACGGCCATGACCTTCGGCCAGCGCCGCAAGAGCACCAAGTTCCTCCAGGGCAAATGGCAGGAGCATGCCACAAAGCCAACAAAGAGCGAGCGCCGCGATTAGCCTGCCCTCTTGCTCTCCGGGAAGATATCCTCCAGGAGCCGCTCCAGGGCCTCCTGAAGCATCGTCCGGTCGAGGAGGTAGGATTCCCTTCGGGCGAGCTCGATAAGCCACTGGCGGGGCGTCAGGGCGATTTTAATGGGCTGTTTCATGCTTGGCCTCGTTGGGTTTGACCATTTTGCGGTAGCATTCAGGGCACAGATCACCGAGCTTGGGATCGCGCAGGCGGTTGTCGAGGCGCACGCTGTAGAACGTGCTGGTATGGATTCGCCGGTGACACCAGCAGCAGACGTGACGTTCTGATCCAGGTGGTGCGAGGGTCATGTGTCAAGCTCCCATTGCTTTGTTGAAGGCCGCGAGCGCCTGTTCGGCTGCTTGGTCGAGTTGGCGTGTAAAGGTGTCTGGATTGTTGCTGATCCAATCGTCCTCTAGGTACATTTTCAGAGAACTATTGATAGCCTTGTGGCATTGAACGCAGGCATCTCGTAGCTCATACCAGCCGATCGCCTTCTTGACGGCCTCAATCGCCTCGTCGGCCGTGTGTTCAACGCAGCAGTAGCTGGCGAGGATGTCAAGTAGCTTTTCATGCTGCTCATTGCTCATGATGTTCTCCTTGCATCCAAGTATTCTACCAGCGTGGCCCCGCAGGTGTCAAGGAACGTCCAGGAGAACGCATAAACAACGCGGTCCTGGGGCTCGTCACGGTCGGGGTGGCCGATGGGCAGGAACGTACGAGGCAGCTTTCCGAGTTGCACTAATGGCGGGTACGGCGTAAGCTGTTGCATGGTCGAAGCTCCTTCGTAGCTGAGACCCGGCCCCCGGGCGCTGCAACGCTGCGGGGGCACTTTGTGGGCTATTCGGTCTTGGTGGCCTTGTTGATTTGCTCCCACAGCAATGTCATGGCCTTTGCCATCCTGGCGTATCCGCCAAGGCACGCGGAATCAGCGTAGGCGTTACCTGCCCGTGTGGCTGCTTCCAGCAGGTCATCGCGCTCCTTACGGAGTTGGGCGATCTCATCGAGCAATTGCCGCTCGACCTGGCAGTTGTTCCGTGGTTCTGTCGTCACGATAGCTCCTTACTGCCCCTTGGGGGCGTTGTAGTACAGGCCCCGGCGGAATCGAACCGCCGCGTTGCCCACCAGGGCGGCCAGGGGGCTACTTCGAGTATTGGAGCAGCCCCTTGAGAACAAAGACGGCGTTGCAGGTGTCACAGATCGGATTCCCGGCAGGCGTCTTGCGGACACAGCGGCATTGGTGCTTGGCTAAGTAGCTCAGAGCGCGTTTGATTTCTTTGCGACTCTCTTTGTCCACAGTGTTCACCTTGTCTTTCTCGCCCTGTAGGGCGGTTAGCTGGTAGCGTCGGCGATGGCCTCTCGGAGCGCCTCAATCGCGGCGTGGCATTCAGGCCCCATTGCGGCAAAGCCGACGGCCTCGGCGAAAGTGGCGAACGTGTCTGCGGCTTCTTTGCATGCGTCTGCAAGCTTGTGGTGGCTGTTGCAGGCGCGGATGATGAACTCGCCAGCGGCCTCAGACGTGACCAGCGCGACTATCGCGTTGTTATCGTCATAGATGGCCGCGCCCGAGAGTCTATACGGCGTTGCTGTGTGTTCCATGCTGTTAGCTCCTTGTGGGTTGTCGCCTAGATGGCGTTCTTGTCGAGGCAGTCCACAAGCTCGATTGCTGCGTCCAAGCTGATTGCCGCGATGAGAGACGGTTCATCGGGTGGGCTGTCCTCAACGTCAAGAACGGAGTAAACGCGGCTGCCGTCGCTGAGCGCGCGGTGGATAACAGCCCAGCGGCCCTTAGAATACTCATACATGCTGCACCTCGATAGAAAATGCCGCGCTCGCCCGGCTGGTGCAGCATGATTCAAGGCATGCCACCGAGCGAGACACGGCAAACTGTGATTGTGAGTGTATCACGCTGCACCATTAGCATTATAACACCAACCAACTGTCCAAGTTGTGTTAGGCAAGGCTAACTTGGCAAGTGCATGCCAAAACTAAGGTTAGAAGTGCAAAAAGAATTGCGAAGTGAGATAACGAAAGTTTTCGTTGTAACGGCGAGGCATCGGAATGGCTGCTAAACCGTCGCTATGGTGGCACAGCGTGGCGGTGCTGGCTCTGTACTGGTTAATGGCGAGTGCTGCGTGGCTCGGGTACCGGCTGTTTGTGGGGCTGTTTCATGGCTGACCGCAATGCCAAGGGCCAGTTCCTGCCGGGCAACAGCGAGTCTCCTGGCCGCAAGGGTTGCCCCAACGTCACCAGTAGGGCTGTAATCCAGCGGTTCCTGGACACGTTGTACTCGCTGGACGACACGGTGGAGTCCCAGGACTGGCTGAAGCAGTTCGCGCAGGACAACCCGAAGGCTTTCATCCAGGCGGTTCAGCAGTGCCTGCCCCGGCAGGTGGAGGAGAAGCACGACCACTACCTCCACGACGACCGGGAGCAGCCGGAGCTTGTCAGGCTGTTGGATGCCATGCGTGGCCAGTTGTTGCTCCCCGAGGGCGAGGTGCTGGAGGGTGTGATGGTGGAGACGACGGGGCTGTCGGCAGAGCAGCGTGAGCGGATAGACAGGCTGGGCGAGGTGGAGAATGAGCGAGACGACCGACATTGAGTGTAAGGCCTGGGCATTAGCCCGTCGGCGACTGGACTTCTACCGTCCCGCCTGCTGGCAATGCGTGGCGGGTTGGGGTGGGCCGTTATGTGAAGGTCTCCAAGAGCAGCGCAAGCGAGCACTCCTGCGGCCCCCTGAGAAGCCCCACGATGCCCCAGGATCGACTATCGGCAGCGAGGTAGGGCAATAGCATGGCGGATAGCAGTACAGCCTTTAGGCCCCGATGTTGGCGGTGTGGGCGGGTGATAGCGATGCGTCCCGAGGATATCGGTGCTCTAGGTTTTCAGGGGCATTGGATATGCTCGGACTGCTGGGGGTGGGTGGCCGAAAGAGGCGATACCAGGCGGGGCGAGGTAGTACAATGAGACCTATCAACATGCCGTGCTCGTACTGTGACGCCAGCGTGGTCTGGTATGAAGCGCCGGAGGGATGGCGGGCTAAGTGCCGTACCTGCGAGGCGGTGTCGTACTGGCCTATTGCTGGGGATGGTCAGCCTGTTCGGCAGATCGTCCACCACGAGGGGCGGATGGAGTCCTGGCAGTTCTGGCGGAGAAACCCCGAGACGGGCATTCGGGAGGTAGACCCCGGCCCGCACGATCTGGAGCGTGCTCGGGCGATGTCGGGTAACGTGTGAGGGCGAGGTAGCAGCAGATGGACCGGGATAGACTCACCGACGCGATAACCTGGGCGTTTCGGGCATGGACGAAGATTCTGATCGGCATTGTCGCTGTGCCGTTGACTGTCATCCTGGGCCCCTTCATTATCTTGGCCTACTGGCGGGGGTGGGGCGATGAGTGAACATGCCCAAGCTAACTGTTCGTTGTGCCGCGCCTATGAGGCTATTACGTCACGTTGTGCTTTCGGGCTTGAGGAGTTCAAGAAGGGCGGGTGCTCGCAGTGGCGGGAGAAGTTGCCCCCTGGCATACCCATGATGAAGTCGTTCAAAGAGACCGACACCGACCGCATCCTGGCCGCGCTGGCCGAGATCAAGGCCCTGCAATTACAGGCCCATCCCTGCCCACACCATGCCGGCATCGACACCGCGACGGGCAAGGCCCTTTGTCGTCTTTGCGGGGCGGATGTCAATGCCTGAGCATGTCATAACCCTCTGCGATTACTGCCTGCATCGGCTTGTAAACGATTGCAATCAGTGTTCGTTCAACCTTATCCCCCGGCCGGACTGCATGAGCTTCGCCCCGCGGGCAGATGACCCGAATGTTCGTATCCTGGCAGAGTTGGCCACAATCAAAGCCGAACTAGCCCGTCTGCGGAAGATAGCCTTCTGGGGCGGGCCGGGGAATGTTCCTTTGGGCGGCGGGGGATGATCCCTGAGCTTTTCTGCCCATCCTGCGAGGACTACCGCGAGGCCCGGTACCTCTCTGATTATGAGTCCTACGTCATTGAAGGCCGCGGCATTATCGTCATGCTCGGGCATTGGCGTTGCCGTTCCTGTGGCGAAGAACTTGGCTCTGACAAGTCCGACCAGGCCCTTATCGAGGCTCTGAAAGCTTTCGATAAGGCTTTGACTGCGATAGAGCGGGATGAGCAAGAGTAAGTGTACAGCCTGGCGGTGGAATTGCCGGGGCATGGTCGAGTTTGTCTGCGAGTGCCATTGTGGGCATTGGTATCGCTCTCAGGCGTGCAGTGACGCCAGCGCGGCCAAGATTCGAGAGTTGTACCGAGAGCGGGAAGAGAACAATGAGTAGATGCAACTGCCCGACATGCAACGATTACCGGGACTTCCGGCCGAAGAGAGTCCGTATTGCTCACAACATCAACGGCCGGCGGATTGAGTTCGACATGACCTGCCGCGTCTGCGATGGGTGCGGCGATGAAGCGTATCTAGCGAACCGCATTGAAGAAGATGATATCTTGGCGGTCGCTCGGGCGCTTGACTTTGCCGTTCAGGGTCTGGAAGCCAGAGAGAACTGGCGTTTCGACCAATACGATAAGCGGCAGAGGGAGCGGGAAGAGAACGATGAATGAGCCAACGCCAGCTTGTGAGCATTGCTGTGATTTCAATCCCGAGACTGGCCGCTGCCTTCAGCGCTGGTGTCCCAATGAAGGCGAGGCGGCCTGTTCGTTCTATGCGTATAAGAGCTTGCCAGAGCGGGAAGAGGTGAAGGATGAGTGAGAAGACCTGCTACGCTTGTCAGCAGTCAGGCTGTGTTTTCATCGGCACGTCCGGGAATAGGGCCGGGACAGCCTGGATGTGCAAGGATTACATTGCCCCGGCCGAGAAGGTATCCGACATCGACCGCATCCTAGCCGCTCTGGCCCGGATAGAGGCCCTGCTGGAACCCCATTGCCCGCATCAGAAGCTACGGGTGATGCACCGGAACGGCCAAGAGGTCTTCATCTGCCGCATCTGCGGGCAGGACGTCAATGCCGATAGTTGGGAATCCTTCCACAAGCAGCCATTCCAGGACGACGTAAAGGCGAGAACGCCTTGAGAGAGGCTGCGAGCGATTCTAAGCCACTTTCTTCTGAAAGCCGACCCTTACTATCTCCTGACGGGCGTTAGGCCCTTGGCGCACGAAGCGTGGTGCGAGAGAGACAGTCTGACATGACAGAGATGACGCGCCGGCTCATGCAATGGACGCACGCGCAGTTTACGACGTTCCCCAACACGGCGGATGATGAGGCATGGGAAGTGGTCGCCACCCGGGCGAGTGCTGAGTTGGCCTTTACTGTTCCGCTGCGGGCCATGAAGTTGGCGGCTGCACAGGTAGCAGCATTCGAGTTGTTTCGTGCAGAATGCTATGCTATCGCGGACAAGATTGAGGCGCTGGCATAGCGGGGAGAGCCCTGGTGGGCTATTGGGCCTCATACGCCCAACGTGGCTGGTTCGATCCCGGTCCCCGCCTGTTCTGGTAGGACTTGGTTGAATCCGCTACTCCTGTCGGATGCCCCCATCAACGGCTACGCAGGCACGCCGGAGGGCGCGAGTACTCCCGGCAGGGGTAGCGCCTGCACCCAACAGCGGGAGAGAAGAAGATGAATCCACAGGCATTAGACGAGGTACATTGCCCGGCGTTGTATTCTTTGACCCCTGCCGTTTACACCATTGAGACAATTGACGGCCAACAGCGTCCGATGCGTGGTTTCCCTCGTTTTGACTATGATTCCGGCCAATGCAAACACTGCAAACTGCATTCTGAGCCGGGACAGTCGGAGTGCGCCCTTGCAATGCAGGCCACGATATGGGCATGGGAGCAGCGATGGACCAAATGGAAAGAGATGATGTGATAATGTTTCTTGCGCCATTTGTAGCTGGGCAGGCATACCTGTTCTATGGATGGGGCGCCGGTGAGATTAGTGCGTGGTGGTTGTTGCTTCCTGGAGGTATTCTCGCCGCTTTGTATGTATTCGCCCTCATTCTTTTCATTCTGACGCGGGAGCAGCGATGAAGCGCATCGAGATGACGGTGGAAGACTGCAAGCATTGCCCTTTTTTCCAACAAGGTGATTGCGTTCACGATAAAGGGCAATCTTTTCGTGGTCATCGTATGCTGTACGGCTACATCCCCGACTGGTGCCCCCTACCTGACGAGCGGGAGGCCCCGAAGACGCCTACCGTGATCCGGGCGAACTTCCCACCCGCCCCCATCCCGTACTTTCCACCGATCACACCTGACGAGCGGGAGAGCGACAATGAAGTTTGAGTATTACCAAGGCAAAGACAAGGTTTGTTACGACAAGGTCGGCCCCTTTCAGCGTCAGCAGTGGTACTGGCGTCTCCGTGCAGCCAACGGTCGTATCGTGGCGGACGGGGCGGAGGGGTATGCCTCGAAGCGGAATGTCTTGAGGGCCATTCAGAGAGTTCGCTTACTCGTTTCCGGGTCGTTGGCGCGTGATTGGCGAGATGTGATCGTCGAGGTCCCCGGCAGTGGGGATTAAGTTCACCGGCAAACCGATGGACGAGGCTCGCAAGCGGCGTTACCTGTCGGACGTGGCTGAAGCGGAGCGGTTACGGCCGAGACGATTTATACGTGATCGGAGAAGCAATGAGAATCTGGCATTGGTACGCGACCTGTAAGTGCGGCCATTACGAATATCTCGGCGTTCCACTACATGGCCCTCCCCGCCAATGTCCTCGGTGCGGTGGCCAATGGACCTGCAAGCAAGGCCGGTGGCTGACCGCGGGCGTGTGGTGGAAGCCCTGGACCTGGTTCTCCGGCATGATGGTATGGTGGGACGACTATAAGCGCGTCCATGATTGGCAATGCGATCGCACTTGGGCGAAGGCGCATAACTGGTGGGTAGATTGGGGGCAAGCACGCCGCAAGCAACTTCGCAAGATCATGGTTCGATGGGTGAAGGAGAAGCAATGACTGACTGGAAGGTCTTACACAAGCGCCTCCAGGAGTCGTGGGATCGCGTAGCCGCGGCGTTTCGCGCGAGCAGTCTGCATTCCAATTCGTTTGACCTGTTTGGCATGTTTACCGATGCCGGACAACCCGATGTTGGCATTACATATTGTCATGGTCGCGCGGATGTTGCCGTAAGTGTGTGCGAGATCGAGAAGTTGTCTGACGAAGATGTGGACAAGTTGATGCAGACACGATGGCGCAGCGCATTGACACAATTGTACAACTACATCGGTGAGGAGTTGGACAGGATGGAGAAGCAATGACTGACGAGAAGCCCTTCACGGAAGAGCCGCAGCCCTTCACCATGGCCGACCTGGTGGCAGGTTGGAGGGCGATGGATAGACGGGTGAAACAATTGGAGGCGAGAAGCGAGGCGATGGAAAACCGCTTAGCGAATGAATTCGCGCTCTTCATGGCGATTAAAGATCATTTGCACTGGTACGTGACTGACCGTAAAGCGGGCCACGAGAGGGATAATGGAGTTAGCGGAGTTAGCCAAACACTATCTGGCGGAAGTGCCGAAGGACCTGGAGAGGAACCTGGCGTATCGGCGGCACCTGGCGCGGTGCCCTCGTGAGTGGAGGAGAAGCTGGAAGCTCATCGCGGGGTATAGGTCGGCAGACGCATATCTCTGGTGGCTGAACGCGGTTGCCTGGACATTCGACCCGCGCAAGATCAAAACGGGCGAATCTCCGCACTTGCCCTTTATCACTTGGGAGTTTCAGGATAACGCGGCGCGCCAACTGTGGGATGCTGTCAATACAGGTTACGACAGACTTATTGACAAATCCCGCGACATGGGCGCTTCCTGGCTGTGCCTGACTGTCTTGCTATGGTTCTGGCAATTCCATGGGGACATGACGTTCCTGGTGGCGTCGCGTAAGGAGGAGTATGTCGATTCGGCGGGTAACCCAGACTGCTTATTCTGGAAGCTTGACTATCTGATCGAGAACCAGCCCACGTGGATGCGGCCGAAGTTCTCCCGCCGGCACATGCACCTGAAGAACTTGGACAACAAGTCGGTGCTCGACGGCGAATCGACGAACCAGGACATCGGCAAAGGCGGGCGCCGCAACGCGATTCTGCTCGACGAGTTCGCGGCCGTTGAAAAAGGCACCGCGATTCTCGCGGCCACCGCCGATGCCACGCCTTGCAGAATCTTCAACTCTACCCCTATGGGTATGGGTAACGCCTTTGCCAACGTCCGATTCAGCGGGAAGGTGCCGATAACCACCCTGCACTGGTCGCAGCATCCCGAAAAGGGCGCGGGCAAGCGACTGGTCACGATAGACGGTGAGGAAAAGTGGACCTCTCCTTGGTATGAGGCCGAATGCGCTCGGCGGACCAGCAGGCAGGAGATCGCCCAGGAGCTCGATATCGAGTATCGGGCGTCGGGTCAGGCGTTCTACGATCTCCAGTTGTTGCAGCGATATCGTGCATCCGATCAGTTGTACGACCCCATATTCACCGGGGAACTGACGTACGAAGTGGGAAAGGTCGAGGGGAAGTACGGGCTTCGGGATGTCCAGTGGGTACCTGGAGGGCGACGAAGGTTAAGCGTGTGGTGCCCCCTGGACCCCGACTTGAACATGTTGGTTCGACCCTCTCAGGAGCAGAACTATGTCGCTTTTGCCGACATTTCGCAGGGAACCGGGGCGAGTAATAGTGTCCTGGCCGTGGTCTCGACAACGACGCGAGAGCAATGTGCGTTGCTGGTCTCTCCAGACCTGCCCCCCCATGAGTTCGCCCAATATTGTGTTTCAGTATGTAAGTGGTTTGGGGGCGGAGTGCCTGTATTACTCGGATGGGAAGCAAACAACTCGGGTGGATTTAGCCACGAGGTCTCGCGTTTGGGTTACGGATGGTGTCTCGGAAACCCGAATCCCGATATCCCATGGTACCCCAAAGACAGCAAGGTAGGCTGGTGGAGCACCACCAACACGCGGGAGACGGTACTATCAGACCTGGAAGGCTTCCTCAAACGTCAAGAACTGTTTATCCACGACGAAGCGACGATCGTGGAGATGGAGAGTTACCAGTGGGGTTCGTCTGGAAAACCGGAGCCTGCATCGTTTGCGGAGGAAGGAAGCGGCGCCAAGGCGACACATGGCGACCGGGTGATTGCTACTGCCGGTATCGTCCTATGTCTACGGGAACAGGGTAAGGTCAAAAGAAAGCAGAGCACACCCCCTGACAAGAGTTGGGCGGCTCGCCGCAGGGCGTTTGAGCGGAAACAGCAGTTGGCGAAGCGGTGGTAGGAGAAGCGAGATGGCGGTTATAATAATTCCTGCGCGATATCATTCGTCGCGCTTGCCGGGCAAGCCCTGTTTGGCGTTGACAGGTAAACCACTCATTCAACATACCTACGAGGCGGTGCAAGGCGGCAAGCGAATTGACCGCATTATTGTCGCGACGGATTCCGAGGAGATCGTTGGTCTTGTCCGCGCATTTGGCGGTGAGGCGATACTGTCATTGGAAAAGTGTCGTAACGGCACGGAACGTTGTGCGGACGCCGCCAAACAGCTCGGATTGTCTGATAATACAACGGTCGTCAATGTGCAGTGCGACGAGCCTTACATGATGTCGGCACTTGTTGATATCGCAGTTCGTAAACACGAGAACAATCTCAGGTTCGTTACTACATTGATGTCCAAGGTGGGTTATGATTGGCGATCGAACCTACATGTCGTGAAGGTTGTATGTACCCCAGACCACAAAGCCCTGTATTTCTCGCGGTCGGATATTCCGAACGGTGGGGCATGGTGGTGGTTACATCATGGAGTATACCTGTATTCTGTACAATTGTTACGGCTTTATGCCTCATGGGAGCCGGCGCGACTTGAACAGGTTGAGCAATTAGAACAGTTGCGATGGCTGGAGGCGGGGTACGACGTTCATTGTGAAGCCGTGCCTTATTATGGGATAAAGATAGACACGCGGGCAGACTATGATGCATTCGTGGTCAAGGAAAAGTCATGCGGCAACATCTAAAATACGGTTGGTATGTTTTACGGCACAAATGGTTTGTTTTCATCGAGTGTCTACGGCTCGGATTACTATGGCGTGGAATCGTACATGATTCCAGTAAGTTCCGGCCCAGCGAGTGGTTCCCGTATGCGAATTTCTTCTATTCTCATAATCCGAGAGACAAAACTGGATACTACAAACCCACAGATACGGGGGATGCCTCGTTTGACTTTGCTTGGTTCCTGCATCAAAAACGCAATGACCATCATTGGCAATGGTGGATTCTGCCTGAAGATGATGGCGGAGACAAGATTCTTGCTATGTCCAGTGTCGCCCGTCGTGAGATGTTAGCCGACTGGCGAGGCGCCGGGCGCGCTCAAGGCACTCCTGACGTACGCCATTGGTATGCTGTGAATAAAGGCAAGATGCGCCTACATCCTGATACGCGGCTATGGATTGAAGAACAGTTGGCCGGGGTCGAAAAGTCATGAACGACGAGTATCAATTACGAGATGATATTTGTGCCGCGTGCCGGTGGTATGACGCCGAACCCTATGAGCGCGGCGGTACGTGCCGTCATGTACCCTTGCCTACTGGCTGTAACGGATCGGCTGAAGACTACGGTACATGCTTGTACCACGAGCAGGTGAGTGACACTGCGCCGGAATGATGGGCCTTGTGATGAAAGACGACATTCAAGCCCTGATTCACCGTGCGGTGAAAGCGGCGGTTGCGCAAGAGCGCGACAGGAAAGCGAAAGAATTGCAGAAGTATTGTCAATTCCCAATGGAGGAACCATTGCGCAAGCTGTTGCAAGCGGCAGGGCAGCCGGACGTGTTTGCATCGACTGTTATGTTTACTGTTGGCGCAATGTTGCAACAAGAGCGGATTAAGTGGGAACAAGACTTGGCGGAATCGCGGCTATGTCGTTGTGAGGAGTGCGAACGCATACGACGGAAGAAGGCGAAGGAACGCGAAGACGCCCTTACGGCCGAGATGCAGTCGGACGGGTGGGAACATGAGTTGAGTGCTGATGATAATTCTTCCGAATCATAAAGCGGTCTACATCTCCTGTGAGCGCACCGGCAGTCACACGATGTTCAAGGTGCTCAAAGAGCGGTTTGGGGGGTATCACTATAAGGGCCATGGATACCATGGACGGGTGATACCGAAGGACTGCCGCGGTTGGTTTACGTTTGCCACATGTCGGAATCCATATGCCAGGGCGGTCTCGATATGGTGGGCCGCGACGAAAAACGTTCGAGCTTGTGGTCAAAGGTGGGTAGAGCAGGCTGAATGGAACAAGACGTTTGGGGGGTTTGCTCAGTGGCTGTCCAAGCACCCGCCAGGCCCCACCATTCTCTGGCCTCAGCATAGATGGTTCAGCGGTGTGTTGGTGAATCAGTTTATGCATCTCGAATATCTCAGCGACGAATGCAGGATGCTGCCGTTGTGGGAGGGGCCGGGGCCGGAAGGACACGAGGGCAAGACTCCCCACGAGCCATGGGAAACGTATTACGACGAGGACATAGCGAGGAACATCCAGATGTGGGCAGGGGCCGAGTTTGAGATGTTCGGATACAGTAGGGATATCAATGAGCGAGGGAAAAGTCAGTTCCAAACGTTTGGCGGAGGCGGTGAAACTGGGTAAGGCCAGACTTGCGCCTTTCCAGGAGCAGCGGTACACATTCCTGAACGAGTACAAGGGGAATCACTACGGGGCGAAAGTCGGCGAACATAAAGAGCCGATGAACACCCTCTTCTCCCACGCCTCCCTCTATGTCCCCCATCTGGTCTTTCGCGACCCTCGCGCATTGATTACGACCGCCAATCCCGAATTGCGCCCGATGGCCAACATCTTCGAGTTGCGATGGGATCACATGGCGCGAGAGATTGACTTGCGGCGGACCCTACGCAACGTTGTTCTCGACGCTTATTTCGGACCCGGCATCATCAAGACGGGTTTGGACTTCGGGCCCGCCATAAACGAAGATGGCGATACGGACGCGGGCTATCTCCACGATGCGGGCCAGGCGTTTGCCGACCCGGTGGACTTTGACGACTATATCATCGACTCGCAAACTCGGTCACGAGAGTCCTGCGACTTCGAGGGGAACCGTTACAGGGTCAGTAGGGACTATGCCTTCAGGTCCGGCCTCTATGATAAGGCCATTCTCGAACGGCTTATGGTTCATTCCAAGGCGCTGAAGGGGCCGGCTCGGGCGGAGGACATGAGCACGTCGCCGGGCCCGGAGGACGAGGATATATTCGAGTACTTCGAGTTTTGGGATTTGTGGTTGCCCGCCGAACGTATGGTCCTGACAATCCCGGCCGATGCCGAAGCAACAGCAGGGTACTTGAGAGAGCAGGAGTGGCAAGGGCCTGAAAGAGGACCGTATGAGATGCTGGGGTTCCATTGGGTGCCCAACAACCCCATACCACTATCTCTTGCCTCGATTATCTTCGACCTCCACTTGCTCATCAACATCAACGCCCGCAAAGCCGCGAACCAGGCTCAACGGCAGAAGGACGTGCTGCTGTACGATCTGACGGCTGCAAAGGATGCCGAAACGATAGAAGGCGCCGCGGACGGTGATATGCTCGGGGTCCAGGATGTCAGCCGGTTCGAGTCGGTCTCTTACGGAGGTACGAACGAGAAGGTCTACGAGCATCAGGCCTTCCTGGAAGACAAGGTCAGTCGCTTAGGAGGAAACACGGACCTGATGGGCGGCATGTCCGCCCAGAGCAAGACCTTGGGCCAGGACGAAATGCTGATGGGAAACGCCTCGATTCGTATAGATGATATGCGGGTGCAGGTGTATGATTTTCTCAAGCAGGTCGGCAAGAAGCTCGCGTGGTATCTCTGGACCGACCCCCAAAGCAAAATGCCCTTGACTTACGAAAGCGAGGGCGTTTCCGTTCCGGTGGTATTTTCTCCCGAGCAGAGAGAGGGGGACTTCCTCGACTATAACTTCGACATCGTCCCCTATTCGATGTCGCCGGATTCGCCAGAGCGGAAATATCGGGACTTGATGGAGATTGTTGACCACATAATTGTGCCCAACCAGGACATCGCGGCGGCACAGGGTTACATGCTGGACGTGCACGGTTTGGTGGCACAGGCGGGTCGGTACAGGAATATGCGGGAGCTGGACACGATCTTCCGGTCGATGGAACCCATGACGGGGATGGGAGGGATGGCTGCTCCGGGGGGCGCGGAAACCACGAATATCAGTTTGGGGCGCGCGGGAGGGACGCGCCCTGAACCTTCACCTACGAGGGAGTCCAATGCCCAAAGCACTCCATAAGAAACTAAACAGGCAGGCAAGAAAGAAGGGCTTCAAGGGTAAGCGGAAAGATCGCTATGTCTACGGGACAATGGCGAAGATCAAGAAGGGTAAACGTTAGGAGAAAGCAATGACTGAAGAGACGCAAACACAGGCGCCGACATTCGAGCCGATCCAACTCGACGAGGCGGCGAGGAGGGTGGTATTCGCCCTGGGCCAGGAGTTTGGTCCCATATCTCAATCGGGTCTGGTGATGAAGGCCGTCGAGGGTTATGCCAAGCAGAAAGAGCAGATCGCCAAGCTCGAAGCGCAGGTTGTGAAGGCCGAACAACGCGAAGGATCGGCATTGGATCACGTCGCCAAGCTCACCAAGCAGATTCTGGCGATGAAAGAGAAGGCCAAGGCTCCAGTCAAGCGCGGGCCCGGACGGCCGAGGAAGGACGCAAGTGGGCAAGGGAACGAAGAGCCGACACAACTTTGACAGGGGTTATCGCAGGGTCTTTGGTGAGGGGAAGAGGGCAACTGGAACGTTCGTGCTACGCGACGGGAAACTGGTTCGCGCTCGGGGCGGTCTGGATTCGCTGCGCAAGCGTGACTCGAAGAACATCAGGAGTCTGTCAATCGGCGTCCAGGCTTTTCAGGTCCCCGAAGCAACGAAGAAGATTACGGACGCGGGTTTAGGAGATGACATGCACTATGCACCAGATGGAGATGTGGTGTTCAAGGACCGCAACGCGAAGCTGAAATGCCTCAAGAAGCTGGGGTATTTCGACCGGGACGAGGTGCGGGGGTGATTGGTCTAGTCAGGATGTAACATGGGAAAGAAGAAGCACGGGCACGACCTGCTGGTCGAGCATCAGGAACGACTCTCGCGCTGTCAAGCCCGGCATTTAGTGGAAATCGGCTCCACGAGGGGTGGTGGCTCGACTACCGCGCTGGTGAAGCTCGCGGATCGTTGTGACTTCTGCTTCACGACCTGCGATATCCTGCCCGGACGCGCGAAGGCGGCCCTGGTGAAGGCGGACGATTGCCGGGGACATGACGCGGTATGTCTCGATGGTGCCGTGTTCCTGGCCACTCTGGAAGATGACAGTCTCGCGGGTGTTTATCTGGACGCATTTGACCTTGTCGTTCCGCATACCATGAAGTACCGGCCGGTTTACGCGGGTTTTGGTCTGAAGTTCACCCAAGAGAATTGCGAGGCGATGCACCTGGCATGCGCTAAGGAGTTGGTCAGTAAGGTCTGCAAAGGCGGGTTAGTCTGTATCGACGACACCGGGATTAAGGAAGAGAAGTTTCACGGGAAAGGCGCGACGGCTGTCCCGTATCTATTGGAGCATGGGTTTGTGCTCATTGATAGGTTTGGTTCAATCTGTGGCGCGGTGTTACTGGAGAAGAGATGCTGATACAGTTTGACGGGAAGAACATGCGGCCTGTATTGCTCGCTCGCCAGATGATGGGTTTGGACGTGTACTTTTGTTGTCCCGGGCCGTCATTGAAAAACATTGACGCATCCATATTGCAAGGTCCGGGCCGGTTGGTGGTGGCGTTGAATACCGCCTATCCGACGGTACGGCCGGATTTATGGATTGGGTACGATGCCTTGGACTCATACGACCGAGGGTTGGCGTACGAGCCATTCTACAAGATCGGCGGGACCAGGTTCCTTAACGAGATAGTCGAGGGCAGGCCGCGGAAAACCCTTCCGATGATGTGGTTCGCCGACGGCGATGACAAGACCCAGGACAAGACATGCGAGTTGTTCCAGCGCGACCTCAATACGGATATGAGTATCTGGAACGGAGATAGCTTCACGGCTGCTTTGTCTATCCTGTTCGGGTTGGGAGCCAAGCGGATTCACCTATTGGGTTGTGATTGGGGCGGTAGCGCGGACTACTGCGATGATCGGGTATTGAGGGACGAGCAGAAGAAGCGCAACGCGATGCTCTACGAGCAACTCCTGGCCCAACTCGGCCTGATCGTGGCGAACGGCCTGGAGTTTGGGGTCGAGTTCATCTCGTGTTCGCCGGGCAGTCCGATGAACGGCAAGTACATGCCCTATATACCGCTGGAAGAGGCTATTAAGGCCAGTGAGAAGCGGATACCTCAGACATACGACACGAAGGTCTGGGACGCCGCGGATTCCGAATTGTTCCGCTGGCACGATCTTCCGAAGGACGGCCCGCCGAAAGGTGTATTGACCGGCTGTAATAGCAGTCACGAATGGATGCTTCCGTGGTGGTATTACAATCTGCGGAAGCACAACCCGGATATTCCGATTTGTTTCACGGACTTTGGCATGAGCCCGGAAATGGTCGAATGGTGCGGTAAGCGCGGCCGGGTGTTCCAATTGCTCAAGCCCGACAAGATTTTCTTCCGCCGACCCGTTCAGATGCATCAGACACCGTTCCAACATACCTTGGTGATAGATCTTGATTGTGAGGTTCGGGCGAGTCTCGAACCGTGGTTCGGCTTCAAGGACGCTGTTGTGGTAACGGAGGACCCTTGGAATCCTTGGACACAAAAAGAGATTGGCGAAACACCCGCCATACCTGCTGTCGCATCGGGCGCGATCGCTTACAAACACGGCGACGCGTTAATTACTCGTTGGACGAAAAAGCTGTTCGCGGATCCGGCGCGATGGAGAGGGGCGGACGCGCCTCTCAATGTCATGCTGAATGAAATGCACGCGGAACGTCAGGCTCTCGGTCAGACAATCACGCCGGACGAGTTCGTGATCGCGCCCAATCATTACCAGCGATTGAGGTTGGACCACGGTGAAGACCCGCCCGAGACGATTATCAAGCACTGGACCGGACCCCTGGGCAAGGCTCATATCAAGGCTGAAATAGCGCAATTGAAGGAGGAGATAGATGAATATGTCCCTCGTGGTCCTCGCCCTGGTGCTCCGGCAAAGGATGCTCTTTTCGCCGCGTATCTCGAAGGGAAAACAGTAATCCTCGTCGGTCCCGCCCCGCAAATACGCGGGTCCAACCAACAACAGTTGATCGACTCCCACGATGTTGTGGTGCGGCTCAACCGGGCGCTGCCCGTTCCGCCGAATCTCAAGGTGGATATCGGGACGAGAACCGACATTCTCTACAACTGCTTCTCCGAGTCCGTCATCGAGCCGCAGCCGAACAGGGTCGAACCCGATCTGTGGAAAGCCGAAGGAGTTACGTGGGTGGCCAGCCCGTATCCCGATACCTACAACTGGTCACGCCCGCTTCTGGCGCTCTTCCGCGAACGCAATCAGACAGCGCAACTTCCCCTGCACGTTATTGACGCCGGCGTCTACGATGCGATGGAGCGTGAACTGCAATCCAGGCCGAATACTGGCCTGGCTGCTGTTGCCGATCTTCTGTCCTATAACATCAAGGAACTGAAGATCACGGGGATAACCTTCTACAAGGGCGGGTATCTGAAGGAATATCGAGACCAGGGCGAGAAGGAAGTAAAGTCCTGGGTATTCGACGGCCTGAACCCCAAGACCGGCGAACATCATACTCCTGTGCATAAGCTGGAGCCCCAGATCAAGATGATGAATCGTTTGTGTAACGATGATCGAGTCCGGGTCGATGAACCGCTCAAGGCGGTGTTGGACGGAGAGGAAACAACTACTATCCCTTAAGGGAGTGTCATTGGAGAGCAAGATGAGTGAAGAGGATTTGGGGATGTTGACCCCCATGCAGCAGGACCAGTTGGAAAATGCTGGTTTCGATTTGACGGAGTCAGGACCTGAAACGAAGGACGACGACGCGCCTGCGCCGGATGACAAAGACGACTCCCAGGAGGGAGCGGCCCCTGAAGAAGGGGACACCCCCGAAGAAGCGGAGTCTGAGTCTACCGCCGACAGTACCGAGTCCACCTGGACCACACAGGAAGTGAACGCCGCGAAGCAGTTTGGCATGTCCGAGGACGACTTGAACGCCCTCGGGGAGAAGGGCAAGGACTTTGCCGCACGTCTGGTCAAGACCAGCTCGGATATCGGACGACGATACAGCGAGTTGGGGCGAGGCGAGAAGGCGGCAAGAACTGTGCCGGAAGCCACGCCGCCGGAACCCCCGAAGAAGCTTGAGCACACGTTCGACCCGGAGGTCTATCCAGCCAAGGATGCGGAGTTCCTGGGCTCGCTAGTCAACGAAGTGAACGTGATGCGAGAGATGATGGCGGGGTTCCAGAAGAGTTCCCAAGCCGCCCAGTTGGCGGAATCGGAACGTACCGCGGATGCGTTTTTTGCGTCCTTGGACGCTAAGGCCTATCCGCAGTTTGGTGAGGGTAGGGGCACCGGTCTGGACCGTAACGGCCCGGAGATGATGGCAAGAAACAAGGTCTGGGACACGGCTAACGAGATTGCCCTGGGCCGGCAGCTTGCGTCCGGTACCCCTATGGATTTTGAGGAAGCATTGCAACGGGCGCTTCTAATCGAAGCCCCGGACGCACAGGTGGAGACTGCTCGGAGGAACGCTGAGGATAGGCGCAAACACCAGGTTCCGCGCCCGAACAAAAATCGCTCGACTCGAACGGCACCGACCGGAGACGAGAAGGCGATGGATGCGATGGCCAAGGAACAACAAAGGTTGGGAGTGCGCTTTTTCCAGGATGTCTGAGGGGCGTCTCCGCATAGGAGACGATAATGGTTGATTTCACTGATTCAAGAGACCTCGAAAATGATACTTTGAGGGACCTTCTGAAGGTGACGTTGGCGAACAAGCCGTGGGACGGCAAGTTCGAGACCCTTCAGAAGTTTCACGAGTGGCCGGTTGCCAATCAATGGTTCACCAAGGACAAGGTCGAGTTCGATGGCGGCACGCGCATCGAGAAGGCCGTTCAGGTGACTGAGAGCGGGACCGCCCACTTCACCAGCGCTTACGCTACCGAAGAGCCGACCGTTCCCGACCTCCAGGCGAGGATTGCGGTCGAATGGACGCAGTTGACCGATCACTGGTCGATCTCCCGACAGGAGATGTCCAGGAACCGCAACCGGCCGGCGCTCATCAAGCTCATCAAGACCAAGCGCATTTCGGCGATGGAGAACATCGCCATCAAGTTGGAGGAAAGGGCTTGGCGGTCCCCATCGAGTTCGAGCGACAAGTTGAACCCGCACGGCATTCCGATGTGGATTACGCCCATCGTTACGAACTTGACCTACGGGCATGTCGGGTCACTGCCATATTACTCCGGTGGTGCTGCCGCCGCGGATTGCGGGGGTATTGACCCGACCGTTACCGATCCCGATTGCTCGCGGTGGAAGAACTACGCCGACAGGTGGAGTGCGGCCGCGAGCTTCGACGGAACCATAACGGAGGACGACATCACGAAGATCGCTCGGATGCTCCGACGGCTCCGATTCCACACTCCGGTCTTCGCAAAGGACTTGAACAGCGGTGGCTTCGCGAACCTCCGTCTGTACGCGGGTGAAGAGCTTATCGAAGCGTTCGAGAACCGGGCAAGGGCCGGCAACGACCAGCTCGGTGCGGACATCGCGAAGTACGCCGGGAGAACGCTCGTTAAGGGGTTCCCGGTGATTTGGGCTGAGCAGTTGGACTACTCGCTCGGCACGGACACGACTTATCCGTTCTACGCGATCAATCACAAGTACTTCAAGCCGTTCGTGATGGAGGGCGACTGGTTCCGCGAGACGGGTCCGATGAACGACCGCCGGCAGCATGATGTGTTCACTACGTTTGTGGACCTGCAATTCAACTTCGTTTGCACCAACAGACAGCGCGCCGGTGGCATCATCAGCGCGGTGGTCGCGTAACAGGAGGGTCAACAGAAATGGCTGTTACCTACAAGAACGAGAGTGTTGACAAGAGAACCGTGTATTATGCCGGCACGACCACCCTCAAGGGTGGGTGGTTGATGTGCTGGAACCGCAACCTCAAGTCGGGCGGGTCGCTTGACGGTGCATGGACGGTTGAGAAGCCGCTAAGCGGCAACAGCAACAGGGATTCATTTGCTGGTGTCGTGGCTCCCGAATCCGACGGTCAAGTCACCCCGGGTCTGATTCAGATTATCGAGCCCGGTCGAGCCTTGAGTGCCGGGAAGATGGTCGAGGTTTGGACCGGTGTCAGTTGCACGGCCACCGAGACACAGCTTGGCGTTGTTGGTGGGACGTTCGCCGCGGGAGCGGCAAGTTCCACGAATCGCTACATTGCCGTTGCGATGGAGACCGTGAACGCGGTAGCCACGCCTCAAGCGGTTCTGTGCGAGCTGAAGGCCGCCGGCATGGCGGATATGGTCACCCCTAGCGCTCCAACTCTCACAGGCGGGACCACTGGTGGTACTGTCGCCGTTGCAGGCTCGACCGCCACGCTCGCGGCCGACCTGAAGCGGCTTGCCGATTATGCGGCCAAAAACACCGTGGACATCGCCGCCATAATCACCGCCTTGAAGAAGGCTGGGATCATGAAGCGAGCTTAAGGGAAGGCTTCTCCTTTCCCGCCCGCTGCCTGGGGGCTTAGCGGCCCCCGGGTGGCTTACCTTTGGAGGGTTACTAATGGCAAAAACATATCTCGCGGGCGATCATCTCCGAGTGAACTCGGCGACCGGCGCCAGCACGCTCATGCGAGTGAACGTCTGCTCTCGGTCCGGGGCCTCCGTCAACCATTTGACCGAGGCGTCGGCGGCGAACCTCTTGCAGCCGGGCATACCGCAAGCCTTGGGCACTTGGGGTGGCTCCACCGCCCATTGGACAGCCGGTGGGTCCGCACTGCTCTTGGTTACGGGTGCCGTGAGCGTACCACAGGAGGTCCATCTCGCCGTGGCGGACGCTTCGGTTTACGCGATCGGCTCGACTGCGGGTTCGACCTACAGTGGTAGTACACCGGCCTTTTACGTGAAGGACCAGACCGACCGCATTCCGGTGCGAGGCATGACCTATCTGCATGTGCGGGCCAAGACTTCAGGCCAGACCGCAAACGTCTCCGCCACGGTATTCGGGAGGTAAGACATGCCAGAACTGACACCGATGGATAAGAACGACCGGGTCATCATCAGCGACCCCCGCGTCCTCCGCAGCGATACCCTCCACGAGGGCGAGCCCATGCGAGACAAGGAGTGGAGCTACGCCCGCACGAAGAACGCCGGTCGCTATCAGGTGATCCTGCGATTCCCCAACGGCCACGAGCGGCTCATGCGCGAAGTGGATGTCCTACCTCCCCAACCCAATGAGATCGTCACGATACCCATCCGCGTCTCGGTCTTGAGGAATGTTGGTACGCTTGACACTGGTAATCTAGGAGCATAGGCAATGGCAAACTTCTGGTACACGCACGGCAAGGCCGGGACACTCGGAGGCATCAACTTCGCCACCGACGACATCCGCGTCTTGATGGTGATGACCAATACCACCTGTGATACGGAAGAAGACAAGGCCTTCATCGACCAGTTCACGACATTGGACGAGTTCGACGGGGCCAACAACGCGCGCAAGGCACTTACGACCGAGGCGGTCAGCGCGGACGAGGGCAACGACCGAGGCGAGTTCGACGCCGATGATGTGACCTGGACGGCACTGGGTGCGGGCACTCGACAGGCGGCGGGGCTCTTGCTCTATAAGTTCGTATCCGACGATAGCGACTCTATCCCCATTGCCTGGATCGACGACGACTTCCCGATCACCCCCGGCGGCGGCGACGTGACGATAACCTGGAACGCCGACGGCATTCTCCAGATCACATAGGACGGTCATGGCTGAGATTGCCCTGCGAACAACTGAACGCAAGCTGCAAAAGTCTAGCCATCTCGCCTGGCGGCCGGTGGGTTCGACAATCGTTTGTTGTAGCGATTCGCTCATCCGGCGCAAATGGCTAGAGATATGTTGCGACCTGGTCTCCCCCACAAAGCGGGAGAACTTCCGCAACATCCCTGGTTGGCGATACCTTTGCGATGCCTGGACGCCGCAACTCCGCGAAGCGTGGCTCGCCCACGACCGGCCGACCGAGCAGCACAAGCTGGGTCGATTGCTGATGGATACCGCTTATCCGCTGACTGTCTGGAAGGACATCATCGAGCCCATCGGTGTATTATCCGATCTCCCCCTCGCGCCCGACTCCGACGTCAAGGTGCATGACACGTGGCTGTGGTCTGAGTACGAGCGCAGGGCCTACTTCATCGTGACGAACGAGGACGCGGACGACGCCACCGTACAGTCCTGGCAAGGCACCGAGGAGCGAGATGCTGACACCGGGGCCGTTCTGCCGGAGTTGGACCCGGAGGAGATACGCGACTCGCAGATCAACGTGGCGCATGTGTGGCGCAAGCAGATTCGCTACGCGACGGACATTGGGCTCTCGGGGGATACGTTGGACGACATAGCAAACATCGACAGGGTAGTGCATCCGCGATTTGACAAGCCCGTGGCGTCCGCGAAGGTCGTTCGCCCTGACATGGCAGAGGCAATCCATGCCTAACGCCACAGAGACACTTGGTACTGGCGAGACCTACACCACGATTCAGGCGTGGGAGGATGCGCTGGATGCCAACGACCAATACACGGGGGAGTGCAAGGCGGAGGTGTTTGCGAGTGTGACATTCGGTAGTGTCGTATACACCGCCACTGAGTACCCACATTTAACGGCACAATCAGGCGCGGAGCATGACGGGCGGGCGCATGAAGTAAGCGCGACAACCAAGACACTGCCGTCATCTACTACTCCCTGAGCCCATGTACTATTCATATCCATCATTGTATCATTCATAATAATTATGCGAGAGTATTGGCCAATACAATAGGTCTGAGACTTGACGATTCGGATGCTACTGGATATATTTACAGGAACATTGTCTATGGATATACGAATGGGTTATGGTTTGCCAATGGGGCAGCAGGGTCAGCAGTATTATGCAACACGTGTTATTATAATGGGGGAGAAAATGCCGACGGCAACCTGGAATGTACGTCTGCAACAGCTCTTATTCAAAATAACGCGGCGTTTGTTGTCCCGGCGGGCGGCAGTCCGGGAGCCGACATTATTGATACGACAGGTGTACTTGATTACAATGGCACATCTGACGGAAGCGGCGACGACGAGGGCACAAACGGCATAGCTAACCTCGTTACCGCTGACCAGTTCGTGGACCCGACGGACACATGGGCGGATACCGATCTGCTCCTGAAGGCGGGGTCGGACCTGATAGGCGAGGGCCTCGACCTGTCGGGCGATGTCGGCACCTACCCCGAGATAGACGTGTCGATTGACAAGGGCGCGTCGCGGGACACGATAGCCGGAGCATGGGACATCGGGGCGAGCCAGTTGGATGCGGGCGCGGAGAACTTTGAGATTCTACCGAACCCCGTCACGGGCGCGGCCGCGGTTCCGGCGCCCGCGAGTTTGATCTACGGCATCGAATTGAAGAACAACCAGACTACGGCGGCCGCAGCGGTGCCCGCCCTCAAGAATATAACAATGACCATCGTGCCCTCCCCGGTATCCCTGGTCGCATCGGTGGGAGGTGTTGGAGCAATGGCAACAGGCAGTGCAACATGGCGGGCCACGATAGACACAAGCTGGATCGAGGACGGGAACTACCTCGAAAACCGGCATCCGGTTGACGGGGACACCTTCACAGCCGACGGCGGCGAAGTGGGCTTCCCCGCTCTCCCCAACGCCAACCTCCCCGGCGCAGGGACGATTGGGTTTACTTTTACGGGGGCGTATGCCACGGTCGTGACCGTCGAGGACATGCTAAACGGGGCCTCGATCGGCCTCGTCACGGTCAATGACGGCCTAGCCAACATCGCTGCCGGCGCGCACTTCGCCGGCGCTACCATCACGGACGGTTACCTTCACATCGATGGAGCCTACACCAGCAGTCAGAACATCTCGGCGGCAGTTGGAACCTTGACTCTCTCCAACGCCACCTTGTCGATGGCCGACGGCAAGGGCGTCGATCTGGACGGCGGGTTCCTCCAGGGCCTCGGCGGTGCTCCGGCCCTCGATGGCATCCTGACGGTCGGCGGCGGGGATGGCTCCGTTGACTGGGCGGACGGCGCCCTGGACATTATCGGCTCCTTCGACGCCAACGGCAACTCAGTCAACCACACGAACATGGCGACCGGCAACTCCCTCACCTGCGACATTATCGGTTACCTTGATCTGGGTTCCGACGCAGCCGCGCTCGATAATCTCGATGTCGAGATACAAGCTGCCACAATGACTCGCGTCTGCTGTCTCCGCTGCGGGTCCTGGAAGATGACGGCGGGGTCTTATAACGACGGGGGCCTCGACCACACCATCGCCGGGGACATCCTCGACGAAGGCGGCACGCTGACCTCGACCGGCGAATGGACGATGACGGGGACTGGGGACATCGCGGGCGGGACGTTCCACCACCTGACGTTGGCGGCCGCCGGAGAGACGACGACCACGTCGGGCGTGGTTGTTTGTGAGGAACTCACGTTGGGAGCTGGGGAGTTCACCGGGACAGACCGAGTTGACCTGAAACTCGTGGCCAACGACAAACTCATTCAGCACGCGGACAACGTCCTCAGTCTCAGCAATGCAGTGGGTCTGCGCATCTGGGCTTCGGCGGCGACGTATGAGATCGGGGCGCTGGATACGACGGGCGGGGCAACGCTCACGATCTTCGGTAACGACTTCGGCATCAAGATAACCGGCACACTCAACGCCGCCGGCAGCGACATCAGGATTTCGGGGATCTCCAACGGCGATACGGGGACCCTGGACGCCAATGACCAGGACGCGCTTGCCCACAACATCACAGTCGGCAATGTCGCCAATGATACCCGGTTCGGCGAGTACAAGATGGGAGCCGGCACCACGACAGTGACCGGCGCCATCCAGGGCGGCGATGCGGGCAATAAAGCCGGCAACAAGTTCAACTTCGGCACGGGGACCCTTGTACTCACCGGCACGTTCGACGGCACGAACATCGGCACGATCACGGCAAGTGCCGGGGCGACGATCACCGGGGGCGGCACAATCCAGAACTGCGGCGATCCGGGCATTGTAATGGACTGCCGAACAATGAAAGACGGCGGGCACAACCACGCCAACTGGCGCTTTACCCCGCGTACGGGCGCATCTTCAACTTCTACTTCAACATCTTCCTGGGGGCGATGAAGGACTCTTATGACACAACCGACACTCATTTGGGCCTTCTCGGATTATTACGCTGAGGTGGCGGATTATCTCGGATATGGAAGGACCCTCAACTCCGGCAACAGCGCGGAAGTCAAGCGGTACGTCAACGACGGCTACCAGAAGTTTCTCATGGGCATCGATCCCCGTACAGGTCATGCTTATCCCTGGTCCTTTCTAGCGCCCGAGAAGACGATAACGTTCTGGGCGTCCGTAGGGACAAGTGTAGCAGACTGTGGCGTGAGCACCATCACCGGCCCGACAGCGAATACGTTCTACGATAGCATGGTCGGGCACAACATCGTCATATCCAGTACGAACTACCCGATTGTCTCTGTTTCCACAGGTGGAACGACCGCGACGGTATCACAAGACGCCAGCGGTAAGACGGGTTCGAGTTTCAAGATCACTTCAGACGGCACTTATACCCTGCCGGATGATTTCGGGCATTTGGTGGACGATTTCCGCTCCGATGTAAACCAGGGTGGACACATCGTCCACCCGCGCAGTCCCCAGTATATCCGCCAGCAGAGGGCGGGGGCGGGTAGTGGTACGGGCCATCCCATCTACTACGCGGTCCAACCTGTGGCATACAGCACAACGATCGGGCAGAGATGGGAGGTGCTGACGTATCCGACTTCCGGCGGGAATTACACGATGTACTACAGGTACAGGGTCGTGCCGGGCAAAATGATCAGCGATACGGAGTATCCTATCGGAGGCGCGATGCACACCCAGACTCTATTGGAGTGTTGTCTGGCCCTGGCGGAATCGAGGAAGCAGGACGGGGAGCGATATCACAGGGAGTTGGCGGATCAGTATATGGCCGCAAGTATTGATATGGACGCGAGGAACAACCCGAGGAATCTCGGGCAGAATCTGGACGGGACCGCCGTAACAGGGTGGAACCGGCGAGGGACAGTAACTTATCCGTAACGGAGGGCCATCATGGCTAACAAAGCGAATTGGCAGACAGGCGAATATGAGTCGTACAATAGAATGACAGGCTCAACGACCACTAAGACCTTCAATGTAGGGGACATCAAGCGCGGGAGTTACGTTTGGAACGGCGGCACGGATGGAGCGGGTGGTGTGGGGACAGGAACGTTGCCCCAGGCCGAAGCGAAACTCCAAGGGTGCAACTTCCGGGTCTTCAATGGAACAGGCGGCACGACTGACGCTAAGACTTACAATGTTAAAGCCGCCGCCGGATTTGGCAATGCCGGCGCGAATTATGACCATGCCTATGTTTTGCCCGGCGAGTTTGGCGACTTTGCCATTGAGTTGATCGGCGGGACAGCGGCATGGTATGCTCAGAATAGCGCCGGGGTGACTGCCACGGCAGCCTCGTAATGGCTAAAGAGCGAGAGATATTCTTTCCGCTCGGTGGTCAGGATGCGAATTGGGCACACAGTAAACAACCGCTCCAGACCACACCGTCTGCGCAAAACGTGCGCCCATACTCCGCCGACCAGGAACGAGCCAGAGGTGGTATCCGTCCAGGTCTGAAGAGGGCGTACACCGCTCAAGTAGGCGGCACCACGTCTCCTATCCAGTGGATGGGCTGGTTGGACTGGGGGTTCGGAGACACCGTGTTGTACACGGACAACTTCGACTCCTACTCCGGCGAAGCCTGTCTTGACGACGAGACGAACTGGACAAGTGACGGGCCTGTGCGCCGAACCAATGGCTATGTCCATCTGGCCGGCGCGACCACCAGCCAAGCGGCGGATTATGCTGGCTTCGCTGGGGATACATGGAATGACTTCGACCTGTATGCTACGTTGAAATGGAAGTACGGGACCACGGGCGCGGTGGGGTTTCATGTCTCCTACAACGATAAGATCGGCACGCACGGTGCGATCGCCACCGTTGCCGTGACGGGGACGGAGATAGCATCTCCAGGTTCGGGTTTCCAGACGAAGCTTCAACTCTCGCTTAACGGCGGGGCCGTCTACACCGCGCACTATGGTATGATGTTCGGCGTAACCGGCGGCGATCTGCACGTCGAAGCTCGGGGGCCGACGGTAAAGCTGTTCTGGAACGGCATTGAAAGAGGTAGCGCCACGCGCACGCAGACGGACGCTTGTGACGCAGCAGGCTTTGCTATGACCCTCACCGATCCCAGTATATCCTGGTACCCGATGAGCCACATGGACATACAGGTCCACGACTGGCACCTGACCACTATGACCACTCCGGTTGCCACGGCGCGCGAGCTCGTGATGATCGGGAACAGGCTGGTTTATGGAGAAATAGCGGAAGGCACCGGCCCCACGGTGAAAGACTCCGACCAGCTTGCGGATGTCGCCCTGTACTCCGCCGCGCACCTTGACGGGAACCTATTCATCGTGGGTGGTACGACCCCGAAAGTCTACCGGCCGATGGAAAGCGATCCCTCGAAGGTTCTTCCGTGGACGGCTCGGAAAGGCGCGATTGTCTCGACGTGTACCGGGATAGTGAACTGGCGGAATCGAGTCGTTCTCTTCGGCGCGAAGGTTGACCCGCAGAACTATTACATGTCGAGGGTAGGCGACCCGTTCGACTTCGACTATGGACAGGAAGACGCTGAAGCTGCCGTGGCGGGGAATCTCTCCGTTGCAGGCAGGATCGGCGACCCGATCCAGGCCGCATGTCCCTTGAGTGACGACGTGCTTGTCTTCGGCTGTTCCCGGAGTATCTGGGTGATGCACGGCGACCCGAAGGCCGGCGGCCGGGCAATCCGCCTCACAGACCAGACGGGCATCTTGGGCCAGAACGCCTGGACTACAGACCTGCAAGGCAACCTGTACTTCTTCGGCGAAGAGGGTCTGTTCAAGATGTCCGCGCATTCAGCCCCCGTGAACCTCACATCTTCCCGCCTGCCTTCTCTGTCGGGCTACAAGCACGTCAAGCCCGGTACAGGTGGGACCGCGGGGGAGCATTATATCTCCATGTCTTATGATGCGGATAGACACGGAGTGCTGTTATTCCTGACTCCTTACGGTGCGGCCACTGCTGGTACGCACTATTTTTATGATCTCAGGACGAACTCATTCTGGCCCGAGAAGTATCCCAAGGCCCTCGGACCTACGACAGTGGCCTACTACAACGCGAGCGGGGCTTCGTACCGGAAGCTCCTCTTGGGAGGGCACGACGGGTATGTCTACGAGTTCGATGAGGATGTTAAGGGAGACGTTACGGGTGCTACAGCGGCGATCGACTCTTACGTTTGGACTCGACCTCAAAGACTCTCCAACTCCCTCCGCCGAGACGCCGTCATCGCTCTTATCCAAGGTACCACCTCGGCAACGGGTGACACGGTCAATTACGATATATACACAGCGGACAACGTCGAAGGGGTGACGGGGGGGACGAGCATTTGCTCCGGTGTCTGGGGGCCGGGCAGGAATATACCCAACAGGACGAGAGTGCGAGGAGGAGCGCATGCGGTGAAGGTCTCGGGCAAGACTGTCGGGAGACGGTGGGGGATTGAGAACATAGCCGTGGAGGTCAATGACGGAGGCCCGCAGAGGTGAGGTTCGTTCAGCGGCATCCACGTGCCGGCGTGCTCGTCCCCCCGCGCACATTCCCCCATGCGGGAGATGCGCCGATCCAGGAGGGCATTCAGCACGTTCTCCAGTTGATCCACAACGGCAACCTGGCTGACGGAAGGGCTATCGAGGGGATCAACGGGACCTACACGGTCCGGGTCCAGCCTCCTCTGGAAGTCACGGACGAGGGGATCGTACTGAACACGCAAGACCCCACCTGGGGCATCCGCATGCGCGGGATGGGGTCGAACAACCTTCCGGTGGTCGTCTCGTCTCAGGTAGCTGCAAACGTCGGAAGCTCGACAAGGTTCTCGCGAGGCGACCATATCCACAACCACGAGCTTGTGGAGACGGGGAGCAGCTTCAGTGGGTTGACGGTCGAGCCGTATTCCGACAAAGTCACCGGCTTGGCCTACGATGTGGGCACCAGGACGTTGAGCGTCGGCGTGACGGGCCGGAACCTTTCGCGCGACCAGGCTGGGCATGCGATCTCAGGTTCGACGACCTTGGCCGACCACACGGTGGTCTTGCCGAGCACCTGGACGGCGACCGACCACAACCTGCTGGATGGGGATGTGCACCCGGACACCACGGCCTCCGGCCCGTCCATCGGCTCGCTGGTGGTGGGGCAGGACACCCCGACGAAGTGGAAGGAGTTCAATAAGACCGGCTCTTCGGGCACCGTGCTGACTAACCGCACGGCCTCGCCCGGCGTGGCGTGGGCGGCACCACGGATTCACGAGGTCCATGCGGATAGCGGCGGCCCGGGAACGCTGATACACACGTTGAAGATCGAGGGCGGGACGGGCATATCCACAACGGTGTCGGAAACGGACGACGTGGCGACCGTGACGGTGGTGAATACAGGTGATGGCGCTGGTGCAGGCTCGGTGGCTGAATCGATAACCTGGGTGAAGGTTCACTACAAATCGCTTGTTGGGGTCGATGCAACGATTACGACGGAAGTGTCGAGTGCCGACTGGCGAGCGCGGCATTTGATGTGGTGGGCGAAAGAAGATTCCGGCGGCGACCCGCAGTATTTGGATACCGATGCTGATAATGGGTCGGCGGGGATGTTCACTTACGGGGAGGCTGACCAGGACGACCTTTTCGGCACCTGCGAAATCACGGGGGTTGGCTCATTCTACATGACGATTAACGACGCTGATGGGCACTTGAATGTGGTGTGTGCTAACCCAGGGCAGATTGAGGCAGAGGCGGTGTACTGCATCAAAATCCTGTACTTCGGCGATGTGGACGTTACGGGGACCTACCAAGATATCGGCGACGGGCACTAATGGAAGGGATGAGGTACGGCGGCAAGCTCTTCGTCCGAACACCACTTGCCCCCCATCTCGACCTTGCTGCCGTTCACCCACCAGACGAGATAGGTCGGGACCGTCTCTCTTGATTTCCAGGCGACAGGGATCATTTTGACCTTTTGGACGATGCCAACGCGGTCTTCAGCGATTACTTTGACGGCATCGCCAACACGAAACTGCGAGTCTGGCCCGAAGAGATCGTCATGGAAATAGCATGTGACCGGCAGGGCGATCAGGATGGTGACGAGGATCAGCGGCCAGAGGCGTTTCACGGTTCCCAATCCTTACCGGTGGCGTCTTTCCAGACAAAAGCAAAGTTCTCATCCTGGGCCTCGATTGCCGTTTTGATATCGTCTAGTTCGGCCGTCAGCTTGGCGTTCTCGGCCTCTCTGGCCAGCCGCATGTCTTGTTCGCGTGCCGCTTCACAACAAGGACAGACAGGCGATGAAGGGCACTCCTCAAGATGCGCCTCACAGAAGCGAGCACGCAGCTTGGCGTTCTCGGCCGCGCGGTGTTCAAGCGCGTCCTGGAGGTAGTGGATTGCCTCGTCGCGGTCCTTGACAATATCGGCTAGCTTGGCGTTCTCGGCCTTGAGGGCGACCATTTCAGCATCAAGACCGCAAAGCGTAGAGAGGGCATCGTCGCCTTCACGTACTTCTTCGCCCCAAACGGGCTTCTTGTTCATTCGTATTGCTCCTTCACGGCAACGAATCGCGTAGTACCCGAACCGCAGCAAGCACTGCCTTCCGGCCGGCGACGGTTTCGACCCACTTGCGGCCAGGCACGACATTGATGCGGTGACCGTACATCATCGGGTCCTGAATGCGAATGCGGTCCTGCTCGATAAAGTCCAAAAGCGGGCCAGCGCTTTCGGGCGCGTCCTCGATGGTAGCGCTGGGATAAACCTGACGTATCCAGTCCAGCGCCTTATTCCGTTCGCATGTTGCAAACTCAATCTGCATCTGTATTGCTCCTTACACGTATTATAGCGGAGGTTTTCAGATATGGCAAACTTTTTTGGACCGCGTGCCGTTGGAAGGGCGGCCAGCCGCTTCAAGCGGCGCTACCTGTACGGGATTAACAAGCCCCGGCCGCGCGCTGCGCGTGCGCAACCTGCTAGGGCTAGAGGCGTTTACGGCAGTCGGCGTACACAACGTACACAACGTACCCAGGGCTATAATCCGTGGGCCATTCGGGCAGGAAAAAAGCTCGCCCAACAGCGTAGTGGAGTTTACGGGGCACCCGTGAAGACGCAGGACATGGGCGACGAGGCCCTGTTTGGACCTTTGGAGCAGCCGCTAATGCTTGGCGGCAATCTAGAGGCCCAGAGGGCCTACGGAACGCCCCCACAGACGATTCAACGTGGTTTGCCAAGGGAAAGGATGGGGGCGCACGGAATGCCCCAGCAAGCCTTCACAGGGGCCTACGGCGACCCTCAAGCTGGCAAGCCTCTTCAGCCGGCTCCGGGAGCGGATGTAAGACTTCCGGGGGGCCAGAGTGCTCAGGACACCTTTTTCTCACTGATACAGGAGTTCACTCGAAGGTATCCCTGGCTGTCGCCTGACCAGATAGCCCAGTACGCCCAAGCCCAGATTCAGCAGATGTTGGGGAGATGATATGGCACACCGAGAGCGCGAGATACGCAAACGCAGCCAGATCAGCATTGCGGTCGCCCACCAGAAGCTCATTAGCCAGGGTCTTGGTAGCTCGACAGTTCTCGCACCGATCGAGCAGGCGGCACAGCAACGCACCGAACAGACGATAGCCGCTCTTCCTCCTCAGAGGACGGTCTACGCAACTCCGGAGCAAAGGGCAAAATGGGGGCCGGGGGCTTGGGCTGCTCGGGCACAGGAGCGGAGTCGGGCGCCGGAGGCCCGCCCCGACCCGCAGATGGAAGCTGCGCAAGAAGAGGCCCGGTGGCGTCAGCGTCAGATGGACCGTCAGCGGATGGACGTGGCTCTCAAGCGAGAGAACCGCAAACAGCAGAACAGGCTGGCCCGGCAGAAGATCATGCGGCTCGGCCCGCTGATATTGGACAATGACTGGGGGATAAACGACGAGACGGACCCGCAGGGGTTTGCCCGGGGCCGAATCCGAACGCTTCAGCAGGCGGTGCAGAAGGGCGCGCTGTATCCGATGGACGCCTGGCCCATCATTATGAAGCTCCTGGAGGACTACGCAACAGGCGCCCCCTCGATGGCCCAGAAGATGGCTCAGCAGGCGGCCAAGGAACAAGAGGCTATCGAGCGGGAAGAGGCTCGATATCAACAGGAGCGACAGGACAAGCAAGCGGAAGCTGAGCAGAAGAGGGCTGAGGCCACGCGGAAGGAAGAGACCCGGGTACGCGAAGCTCGGGAGAAGGAAGCCACGCGTGTCCGCGAGCGGCAGGAAGACATCGTGGCAAAGCGCGCCGAAAAGACCGCGGCGGCGGCGGAGAAGGCCGAAACGGCACGACTAAAGGCTGAGGAGGACGAGGAGCAAGACCGCAAAGAGGCGTACGTGCAGGGACTTGCCGATTGGACGGCGGAAGGCAAGCGCCTTGAAGGCCGGGTTAAGAAGGCGGGGGTACTCAAGAAGGCCAGCCGGGCTGCTGAGGACAATTACAATGACATCGAGGCAACTCTCGCCAAGCTCAAGCGGGAACTTAGCGAGTACACGGAGCAAGAGCGTGACACTTCTGGAATCCTCAGCCAGATAAACGCTGAGGAGCGCAAGCGGGAGATGAACGAGACCCGGCATCAGCGTACGCGGGCAGACATTGCCGAACTTGCCACAGAACTCGACCTGGACGTCAAGAAAATCCAGGACAACCCGAGTCTCCTTGTCAGAGAATACGAGCGGGCGTTGCGTGCTCACAAGAAGGCAAGGCCAAAGATGGCCAAGAAGCCCACAAGCCCAACCACGCAGGCCACTACACAACCCAGTACGGGGACAACCCAGCCCGTGCAGCCAACTTCGCAACCAGTGGGAGAATCAATCTCTGTCGATGATCTGATTGCCGAACTCATATCCAAGCCGACGTTGGCAGAGGCAATTGCCTATGCGCGGCAGTTTAAGCAGGGCGCTGACCCGGCAACAGCCTGGCGTCTCCGCGAGGCTCTTGAAAAGAAGTTCGGCCCGCTTGAAGAGCAGCAATAATGCCTAGTCTTTTTGATGACATTATTGCTGCTACTCGCCCGAAGTCATTAGCGGGGGACATTATGTCCGCCCGCAAGCCCACCACGCAACCGAGCCTCGTCGATGACATTATGAATGTCTCCGAGCCCGTAACGAGCGCACAAGAGCGATTGCGCGATCTTTTGACGCCCTCCGACACAGTCCAGCAAACACAGATGGGCCTGCCGGAGCGTGCGGGGAAGCAGTTGCTGAATGAAATGCTTCTGAGTCCCGCCGAATCATTGCGCCCGGCGACGTTTGTTGGCGAGACGGTTGGCAGGATGGGCGAGGTATTCACGGACCCGCGCTTTCAGCGAATAAGTGAGGAACTGAACGCTGCGAGAGAGCGGGGACGATGGGCGGAGGCGTGGGCGCTTCTAAAGGCGTTCCCTGATGCGTGGCTGGGTTTTGGAGATGAGCCTGAGCCTACGCCAGAGGAAGCACAAGATCTAGAGCGGGCCCTGAAATTGTTTCCTGGGTTTCCTGATAAGGGACTTGTGCCCGCCGAACCGGATATAGTGTTGACTCGTGAAATGGGCCGCGCAATCGGCCAAAAAGCTCGACAACTTGGTATCGCAGGGAACCTGCTCGGTGCTGATCCCTTGGAGTTCGGTGTTCCTCCTCCCACAACGTTAGCCGAAAAGGGCGTCGATGTTGCTGCGGGTGTCGCGGGGTTTGTGGCCCATTTGGCCCTGACCAAGAAACTCATCGGTCCCAGCTTCGCCAAGGCCAACCCTCGCTTGGCTGACATGCTTGCTTGGGAGATGCTGAACTTCGAGGGTCTACCAGGTCAGGGCGCTGTCATGTCCCTGACCCTGAACGCGATTGGTAGCCTCAAAGCGACCTCGCTGGCCGGTAAAGCCGGAAAACTTGGCGCACAGTCGGCTACACTTGCGGGAATCGCCGCTCTTAGCGGTGCCGAACTCGAAGATATTGTCATAGCCGCGATGATACCTCCTGCGCTGCGTGGGCTTCGTATCTTGGGCCAGAAAGTTCGCGGTTACGTTCGGAACGCGAGGTCTGCGGCTGAGCTTCGGGCGAAGATACCGGAGATGCGGGAAACTGCATTGCAGGAGTTGGGCCTTACACCAGGTGCTACACGTGCAGAGGTTAGACGTGCCTTTCGGGCGAAGATCATGCAGTACCACCCCGATACTGGTGGTGCTGAAGCAGATGCCAGGGCGACCCAGGCTGTTCAAGAGGCGTATGACTTCCTGAGTGGCAAGAGCCCCGTGTATCCTGCGCCGGGCACTCCTCCGCGCGGACCTGTGACTCCGCCGCCTCCTACGGCAGCACCGCCGGCAACGCCTGGCACGGCCCTTGCTCGTCGAGGCCAACCGGGTGCCCCCAAGGCGCCTCTGATAACACCCCCCCCCACCCCCCCCTCCGTAGAGCCTGCACCTGCTGCTGCAACCCCCCCAGTTAGCCCAGAACTGCGCACACAAGAGGCTGAACTCCTCACACAAGCCCCAGAGGTCCTCACACAAGAGGCGCCCGCTGCCCCCCCCACGACAATCAAAGAGAAGGTGGCCGCGAAAGCCGCGCCCAAAAAGCCCTCCGAGGCCCGCCGGCTGAAGGAGAAGATACGGGCGAAGGAAGCGAAGGGTAAGCAGCCGCATGAGATGACACTTGAGGAGTTTGAGGCGGCGGGTCACAGGCCAGCGGATGTGACTAAAGGCCAGTGGGTTGACATAATGCGCCGACACAGGCGACAGCTAGGACAGCCCGAAACGTCCGGGACTGCTGCTGCTCCGTATAGCGATTATGAGCAGTATTGGGAACAAGATACGGCCGTGGCCCCCGCGAAGCCCCTCGTACAGCAGAAGCGAGAAGCGAAGGCGGGAGAGAAGCCTACCATTGTCAAGCGGCCGACCTCCAGCAACGATGCCGCAATGCGTAACGCCAACGCCTATGCGCTGGGCGAGCAATCACTAAAGGAAGCCTTGGCAAAGGCGACAACTCGCAATCCCAGCGAGACTGCGCGTTATGCGCGAGATGCCGCCGCGTGGCACCGAACCGAAGAGGGCTGGGAACCAAAGATGGCGGCCCAGTATGAGCGACTGGCAAATGCTGTAGAGAAACAATTACTCGCCAAACCCAAGAAGTTAGCCGCCCCTCCCGTAGAGGCGAAGGCGGAGCCTGCGGAGAAGAAGCTCACAGTACAAGAACGAGCCGCCGCGAAGGCCAAGCGAAAGCAGGCCCGAACGCTCAAGGCGGAACGTTCTGCCGAGGCCAAGGCGCTCAAGGCCCGACTCCGAGCCCAGAAGAAATGGCCGCAAGGCGAGCCCGTGGCAGAAACACCTGCCCAGTTACTTCGATACACCCTCAAGGCCATGGCGAAGGCTGGGAGACAAGCCTACCGCGCGGGACAGAAGGACCTTGCCAAAACGCACGCGGACCTCGTGAAACAGGCGAAGAGCGTGTTGAACGAAAAGCTCCAGGCCAGGATTATGAAGGTCATCGCGAAGGCTCGTACTCCAGCGGAGATACGCGTTGTGAGCAAGTCTATCCTCCGGCTGACCCATCTTCAGAGACACGAGGAGGCGTGGGGCGATTTCAAGAAGGCCAAGAAGGCACTCAAGAAAGCCCAGCTTCGCCCGGAACACCAGAAGAAGATCGACCGCCTGATGGATAGCTTTACTGAGAAGGAGCCTTCCGAGAGGACTCTGCGGCGTCTTAAGGAAACGATCAAGTGGGCCGAGTTGGCCAGGGACGATCCGATTGTAACGCTGTTGATGGAGAAGGCCACCAAGAGGTTAGAGCGATACCAGCAGGTCCCCTTGCGGAAGCTCCCGCCCGAAAGCATCAAGGCCGTTGCGGCCGTGATTCGGGAGATAACTGCGCAGAGCAGGATCAAGAACACCGTTCTCCTTCGCAAGGCATATCGTGATCTCGACAAGGCTGCTCAACAAGCTGCCGACGAGATCGGCCCGCCGGAGGCACGATACAGCGAGAAGTTGGAGAAGCCAAAGCCTGGGCGCGTTAAGGGTCTGGTGACTGAGAACGACAAGCCCGACACGGTAGCTATCCGATTGGGGACGACAGAGGATAATCCCATCTATCTTGCCCAACAAGAGATTGAAAAGGCTTACCGGGGCAAGAAACTGGAGATCATGCGCGAGGGCGAGGACGCGCTTCAGGCTGCCATCAAAGGTGGTGTGCTCGACGGGCATCCCGATGTGCTCAAGAAGTGGCAGGAGGAGCTTATCGGTATTCCGCTGCCGGAAGCTTACTCAGGTGGTAAACGGCTGAAGGTTCTTCGGATAACCCGCGACGAACAGATGTTTCTGTATGCTTCGCTCCAAGACCCTGACAACCGCCGGCTGATTATCCGAGGCGTACCTATTACCTTCGACCGCCATCCCGGGGCGTTACCTGTCACGATGACTCACGCAGATATACGAGCGTTCGAGGACACCATCGAAGCCGACGGGAAAGCCATTGCGATGGCGGGGTTCAAGTACATCAACGGCGCTTTGCGAGACATTCACCTGAACCCCGCGTGGCTTCAGGAGCACGGGACCGAGGTTGCCACGCGGAAGAATTACTGGATGCGCGTGCGCAATACGTTGTATTTCGAGAAGGAACAACCGTCGGGTATTCAGTACGTCACGAAGATGGCCTTGAAAGACATGGGCATTTTCAAGGACAGGGTTGGCGGACTTCAGCCGTTACTCATGCGGGGATTCTTCGATGCGTACTACGCGCATGTGAACAAGGTCTCCTCGTATGCGGCTCTCTCTCTGCGCATTCGTCAGATGCGGGCGCTCTTGGGGCACCCGACCCTTTCACAGGCTCTTGTCCAGGGGAAGAAGCAGACCGAGACTCAGTACTTAATGACGTGGCTGGACGATGTCGAAGCTCTCGGGCGGAGTGACGTTGGTGAATACCGGAAGATAATGAACTGGCTTCGCCGCAAGCAATACGTCAAGAATCTGGGCCTGAACATCAAGACATCATTCAAGCAAGTGCCTAGTTTTTGGTTGGCCCAGGCCGAGATAGACGTGAAGTATCTTCGTAAAGGCGCTGTCGGGAATCCTTGGGATCCTGAGATTATCCGGGAGATTGAGTGGGAGTCATCGTGGCTGCGGATGCGCTTCCGGGGGTCACGAGTCGGGCTTGTCGGCCCGACAGTGGACACGCACTCTCTCGAGCGCTTTGTCACCGGGAAAACTTCGGGCATCTTAGAGAAGACCATGTGGCCGCTACACAAGGGCGACCAAGCGGCCATTGTGGGTATCTGGCGGGCGGTCAAGCTCGAAGGGCAAGATAAGGGGTTGTCGGGTCAAGCGTTGTTGGATTATACGCGCGAACGGGCAGAACACATTATCTCCAAGACCCAGCCCGTCTGGGACCCGGTCCATCAATCCGGACTTGCACGACGCGCCCACACCGATTGGTCGGCTGCACTCAGGACCTTGTACAGTTCCCAGACGAATCAGAACTGGAACATAGTCCGCCGGGCGAACTGGCGGTTCAAGAACGGCAAGGCTAGTAAGGGCAAGGTCTTCGCCACATGGGCGAACGTCATAATAATGAACGCCCTCGCAATGAGTGCCATCAACGAAATCTTCGCGTTCATCATGCGTGGCTTCCGACTGCGCAGGAAAGAAGAGGACAGGGACCTTCTCGATTACGCCGTGGAGTTTGTCGGCAATATCGCCCGGATGTTCTACGGCGCCGACCTTGCGGCGAATACCATTGAAGTAGCCGTGGACATGGCCAAGGGCGACCAAGCTTGGGAAAAGACCGACCCCGTCGAGCAATCCTACCGGAATCTAGGGCGTTTCCTCGGCAAGCTCACCCTGGCCATCAACCAGCTTGTCAACAGCGAGCGATACCAGCGAGACACGCGACTCGACCGCAAGGGCGATCTGAAGTGGAAGCGATCTCTTGCCCGCTCAGCCAAGCCCGCACGAACCGTGGCATTTACAGTCTTTGGCATCCCGGAGTTCCCCGTGCGGCTCTTCGAGGGTTGGTATCGCACAGCGACACACAAGCCACGATTCAAGAGGTCCAAGCCGGTCAGACCAACGAGACTCAAGCCAGTGGAGTAGATATGAGTGACCACGACGTCTTACTTGACATTCAAGTCAAGGTAAACAACATTTACAAGGTATTATTCGGCAACGGGGCTGACCCGCGAGAGAGCATAGCCGGCCGTTTACAGGCCCTGGAGGACTCTCGGAGTGCGGATAAGCGGTTCTTGTATCTGATGATAACTCTCGTCGTGGCAACCGCGTCCGTGGCGGGCGTGGTGCTGACGGCGATCAAATAGGAGAAGTGAAATGCGAAAACTCGTACTGATTGTAATGCTGGTCTTTGTGGTCAGCGGGTGCAGCGGGGTCATTATGAACCGCGAGTACTCCCAGATGCTCGACCGGCAGGTGGCGTGGGCCGACGAAGTTGCGCGACGGGCGAACATGGACCCGAACGCCGGCGGTCTGACGGAGCTCGAAAAGAATCTCGCCCTGACTATAAGCCGTGACCAGTGGCGGAGATTCAGAGACGCGCGTGACGGGAAGGAGTCAGAATGACCCTCGAAGAACTGATAGCCAAGACCCCCGACGACTGGAAGCCCATTGTCAGAGAATATGCACCACTTTTGCTGGGATGGACGCAGGCTGAGGCATGGGCTTTCATCAGCGACTTGGCGAACCATCGAACGGACGAGGCATGGCGAAAACTTCTGGGCGACATGACCCCGACAGACCTCATTGCTGAGGGCGGGGATATCTTGGACGCCTGGGACGCCTTGAACAAGAAGAACGCGGCGAACATGAAGACGCAGAGGGCAGCAGCCATGGCGATTATGCAAGTCCTCCTGGGGGCCTCATTGGCTCTCGTGGGCCTTTAACTCGTGGGCAGCGCTCAAGTTACTAGGAAGGATGTGGCTGATGGACAATAAGACGCTCATTACGTGGTTGACCGGCATTGTGGCTCGCGGCGTGGCGTGGTTTTTTGCCGTGAAGCTGGGCATGGAGACCGTGCAGGCTGAGTCGAATGCCTCGATGATCGCCAACGCGGTCGGGGCATTGGTTCTGGCGGGTATCTCGATCTACAGCAGCCTGAAGGGCCGGAAGACCCTGGTGGACCTGCCGCGCGGCCAGACGAAGAAACGCTGAAGGCGGGGAAACTTTTCTCAAAAAAATCTCAGATTCTTGTGGTCGGGGTGCGCCCAGGCCGCTATAATGAAGGCATGAAGAACACTCCTGCCAACTCGAAGCACCCGGAAGAAACGACAGGGGCCGCTTCCTTGGCAGGAGTGTTGGTCCCTGTCGATCGTCAAGCCAGCCCTCACAAGGGGCTGGCTGTTTTGCATTCAACCCCAAGTCGGGAAGACATATCTACAGGCACACGGGAGACTTCTGTCGGGCACCGTCCGGCTTTACCGGGTTATGAGGCGTTTGATTTGGAGAAAACATTTGACAAGCGGGGGCGCGAGACTATTGTAGCTCGTGATGGAGCTATCGGGGTTGTCAGGGACGATCCATTTAAGGAACGTCCCTATGAGCACCTCCGCCCAGTGTCACCCGTGCCGGATGCGATTCGTCTGGTTATTCCCTCTGAAGCTGACGATAGCCAGGTGTCCACGCTGCCGGGGGTATCTCAGCCGGGACCAGAAGTACCCGAAGTACAGCAGCTACCGGGTGGGCTCTTTGGACCTGTTGTGGGAGCCCGTGAGAAGCGCTGCTCGAAGTGCGGGATAGTCCGGGACAAGAAACTCTTCGCCGCCGACAAACGCAATCGGGATCGTTTACATTCCTGGTGCCGAATCTGTCAGGCTGCCAACGCGCGGGCATGGTTGCGAAAACAAGGCAAGGCATACACTCGTTATAATTATCAGCAACACCGAGAATACTTCCTTCGCAAGTTCCGCGAGTGGCGCCAAGCGCATCCCAAGGCTGGCATGGCCCGCTCGATCGTCAGGCGCGCGATCCGCACCGGCGATCTGACCCCCCTACCGTGTGAGCACTGCGGGAAGAGCAAGTCCATCGCCCACCACGAGGACTATTCCCGGCCGCTGGACGTGGTCTGGCTTTGTCGGTCGTGCCATCGGTATCTGCATCAGGAAAGGAGACTGTGAGATGAGCGACACAACACACGTACCCGGACCGTGGGATAACGAGCCCGACCAGGAGCAATGGGAACACAATGGACTTCAGTGTGCGATTCTGCGCGTGACGCACAGCGGGCATCTGTGCGGATATGTGGGTATTGGCCCCGACCATCCATGGCATGGCAAGAAGGACAACGAGAACGTGCCTTGGCCCAATGCGAAAGACCTACCATGCGATGTAGACAACATTGGCATCTTGAATCTCTTGGGCGCAGGTGGAAAGGCCGACCTTGAGCATGACCTTGTCGCAATTTGCCTGATTTTGAGAGCCCATGGCGGAATCACTTTCGCCGCTGGCCACAAAGGCTATCCGATAGACCACGATGGGCTCTGGTGGTTCGGCTTTGACTGCAACCATCTTGGTGATTACGCGCCTTACGATACGTTCCGAGAAGGCAAGTACCGAGACTTCGAGTACGTCAAGGCTGAGACAAACAACCTCGCAGAACAACTTGCTGATGTTGCCAAAATCGCCCTGGAAGTAGGAGGCTGAGCATGGAACCCGAACGCAGGATCATCTGGGGCAACGGGATTGAACTGTACGTCCGGCGGGACTTGGCAAAGGTGACGATGCAGGTGCTGGCGCAACCGGAAGAGATGCGACACATTTTGGGTGGGCCAGATTTGCTGCTTGCTAAGTTCGGCGACTGGGACCTGCGATCAGTTGGCCTGCCGTCACTGCACCGGGCCGCACAAACGGTCTACTTGCGCGGTCACAATCGTGACTACGACCACGAAACGGCAGAAGGAATCTTCGCCACAGCGTCGAAGGCCTGCGACTTCACCCACAACATCCTCCCCAACCTCCTCCAGGCAGCCGCGATGCCCGCGAAGGAAGCCCCGAAGGAGCCCGAGATGGAAGACGACTGGATTAGTGTGGACGACAGGTTGCCGGACGATGGGCGGAATGTCAACATAATGTGTGCCGACGGTGTTCAGATGGGGCATTTCTCGGCAGCCATCGGCGCCTGGTACGGCCCGAACAAAACATGGCGTGCCGTCACCCACTGGTGCGAAATTCCCTTTGGCCCCCGGCCCGCCCCGAAGGTGACGGGGGAGGCGAAGGTGGAGCGGCGGACGGCGGTGCCCCTGTTTCCGTATTGGATCGTTGAAATCAAGAACCATGGCTACCAAGTAATGACAAAGCACAAGACTCGCCCAGAGGCAATTATTGCCATGGACAAGCTCTCGACTTCCTTGTCTCTGGCCGTTATCAGCATCGCTGACCTCAAAATCGAGTACTGACAGCATTTCGCCCGGCCGGACAGTGGAACGTCCTGGTCCTGTAGGGTTTGCCGGCCGGGCGACGGAACAAGTGAATAGCGAACGAAACGAATGGCGGCGGCGTGGAATAAGACACGCGCGGCGAAAGGCACGTCGGCACTACAATGGGCTGGCCAAGTCAAAGGTCTTGCCGGACAAACTGACCTCTCCCAGTCCGGGTTCGGTTGCAGGGAGATATATCCTGCCCGCCGTTCTTGATATTGCTCTGCTGTGCGGCACAGGGAATGTGCCTGCGTGACGAGACGGCTGGCACGCACCCTTGCGGCTGGGGTGGCCCGAATTGGGCTATAGCCTGTAACTGCGGGAATGAACGTGCTTCGGGAAAGTCTGTAAATGCTGGTGCACCGGTGTGAATGGAAACTCTCCGATAACGCCCGTGTTGGTTGAATAAACAAGGCCATTGTGAGATGTACCTGTCGGTGAGAATCCGGCCACAGCAGAGCAACAATATTGCTCTGCTGTGTCGGGGTATACACCTTGTCGGCGGCTCTAGGCGGACCTAAGGCCGGTATACCGATGCCGAGAAACCCGTATTGCCGTCGAGCGCAGCAGAGCAACATTCTCCGGCGTGGAGATGTCCATAAACCGTCCTGGTGACGCGGGGCGGCTCTGCGCCGAACCACCCCGGCGATAGTATCGTCGGGTCGGTGGCCCAAAGCTTCATGCCGCGGGCTCGCCGGTAGTACGCAGGCATGCGTGGGAATACCCGTTGGCTGCTGGACCCAGCGGTACAAACAACGGCCCGGGGCCTGTGGATTTGCCCCCCGTCTGACACGCTCCATGGAGTCTCGGACGGGGTTATGCGAGATGGCTGTTATCTGGACGGTGCCACACGGCGAAATGATGGCTCTGCGGAGCCGCAGGCATTCATGCCTGAAGAAACGTACGTGGGCGGGTTCGACCCCCTCCTCTCGCAATGTTTCTCCATAACCGGCCCCAGAGAGACGCAGCCTGTGGCCCCAAAGAACTGAGCGGAGCCGCCTATAGAGGTCTAGCCTAATTCGATTGTCAGACGGAAAAGTGCCGTCCCGTCGGGCTTGCCGGCCTGGCGGGGCAATACGGAAAGGAGCATCGACATGAGTGAACAGACGACAATCTCACGGGATGAGGCACTACAGATGCAGGCTGAGCTATGTCGAAGCCATGATTGGCCCATGTTCATGCCGCGCGATGGCTACTGCGGGAGCTGTGGCTACGACCTAGCAACCCATCTCAAGGCGACAATGGACGAGATATTGGTAACAGGATGCCCCAAGTGTCATCGAAGCTACTGCGATTGAAAGGAGACTGAGATGAAAGTCGCGGACCCTGACAGGGCAGTTTACCACGGCACAACCGGCATTTACGTTTTCGCTGCTCTTCCTGGTGGCAAGAGGGATACGTATGACATTGCCGAGTTGGAGCCTGCATCGCTACTGGCGTTCTTGCGCTCACAGGGCGGATGCAATGTGATGGCCGAAAACACCATTTGTATTCTGTTGGGCCATGGTCGGATTGTGCCCACAGATGGGCCAGTTGAACTTCAAGCGAGCAAAGCATGAACATGGAAACAGTCAACCGCATCGTCGAGCGGGCGAACAGGGTGTGCGACAAGTACATCGAGACCGAACGGCTGAAGAAGCTGTTGGCGGACCTGATGGGCGATGCCGAGCGGGTAGTGCGCATGTGGCACCTGCCTGACCTTAACCGGGACCGCATGAACGCCGTCCTTTCCCTTCTCGGCAACTCCATCGCCGCCGCGCGGAAGGAGTTGTACGGTGAGTGATATTGAGAACGACTGTGATGCTTTCTTGGCGACGACTGGTTTTATGCCACCAGGCAAAGATGAGCCTGCGGCCGAGATGGGCCAGCTTAATTTCAAGAGACACGAAGTCCGCGCATTACTGTGGAACTTGTGGTGTTACCTGAAGAAGGAGAACTCCGGTGAGTAACAGAGCTACCGTAACAGTTGTGGGCAACCATGTTACCGTCGCGGGCGGCGACTTCACATTCACCGGTACTATTGACAATGCCCTTGCCCACCTGGGATTTATGATGATCGAGGCCACTGAACGGCGCAAGACGGCGGAACGGCTGCCGGGCCAGCTGGCAGACCTGTTGTATGTAACCGAGCGGGCCATTTATGACGGGGAGCACGGTGGCTGGATCAATGGTGATGTGCATTGCGGCCTCAAGGCGGCCGCCAACAAGGCCAGACAGGAGCTTTACGGTGAGTAAGCACGAAGTCCTCTATGACCCAGAGCCCGACGAGCGCTGCCTTGATTGCAAGTGGTACAGATACAATTTGGGCTTTGGCTACAGCAAGTGCTACCACAAACCTTTGGCGACAAACCTCAAGACTGACACAGACATCTCGGAGTATGGCCGCTGTGGCTACTGGAAGGACAAGAATGATGACTGACTCACAACAAGAAGACAAGCTACGCGACGACGAGAAGCGTGACCTACAGCAGTGGGCGGCGGAGCAGTCGGACCTGGTATTCGAGGACTGGCTGGCCGCCAACCCGGAAAGGATGAAAGATGACAACCGTAGAAACAGTTGACCCCTTCATCGCGGCGATGGAGAGGGACTTCGAGAGTATCGGAGTAGACCTGAAGGCATGCGGGATGGACGCGGAGATGGTATATCTCTCGGCCTACGCCCGGATGCTGTCGAGGGTCGAGCACGAAATCGCAACAGTGAAGCAGTTCGCCGCGAAGCGCATCGAGCAGCTTGAGAAGCAGTTGGCGGGCCTGCACAAGTGGCGCGACGGTGACGCCGCGAACGTTCTGGAGAACTACCTGAAGGGGAAGAAGAAAAAGTCGGTCAACACGCCCTACGGGACAGTGGGCTTTAGACACAAGGCCGACAGTATCAGTTGGGCGAAGGAGGACGAGGCGGAACTTCTGGGTTGGGCACGGCGACATTGCCCCGCAGCGGTAGTGACTTCGACCCCGGCCCCGAAAGATTCGTTGCTGAAGGAGCCTCTGATCGCCATGCGGGTCAAGGGTGAATTGGTGCCGCGAACGCTCTGGCGAACCGCCGGTGACGAGTTCTACTACAGGGGGCCGAAGGAGAAGGATGATGAGTAAAGTTATCTCTGCTTGTCGCGTTTGTCCGTTTTGGCACCCCGGTCCGAATTCGCGTTGTCGCATCACCAGTACTATTGCCTACGCATCCGATCATTGTCGGCTTCCTGAACTAGACGCCACCGACATTATAGAGTTGGCTGTAAAGGAGAATGCCACTGAACCAAACCCAGCGTAGACTTACTATCCTCTAACACTCAACAAGGAACGAATCATGGACATGAACGCAGCATTTCCAAGTAAGTATGTGAAGGCAGCAGACCTTCAGGGTAAGGACGTTACCGCAATTGTCAACTTGGTCCAGAAGGAGAAGATGCAGAACGGCGACGAACTGCCCGTCGTCTACTTTAAGGGCAAAGAGAAGGGCTTGGTGCTCAACAAGACGAACGCCAATACCATCATCGGGATCATGGGCGGGGCGAACACCGACGCCTGGACCGGCAAGCCGATCACGCTCTTCCCCACGCAGACGGACTTCCAGGGCAAGATCGTGGACTGCATCCGCATCCGGCCGGGCGGGCCTGTGCCACAACCTGCTTCCGGCCCCCTAGAGGTGGTTGACGGTGTCCCGGTCGAGGAGTACGACCCTGACCACCCGGACGACATCCCGTTCTGACCCTGTCGCGGCTCGCACACAGGCCGCGATAAACCCTCCCGGGGCGTACCCGGGGGGATGGCCCCGTAGCTCAGAGATCGTTGGAAGAGCAAAGGTGTAAACTACCAAAAGGTCGCGGGTTCGAACCCCGCCGGGGCCTATGAAGGAGCCTAGCGTGTGCCAAGTACATGACCCGAAAGCAACGAAGGAACTGCGGAAGAGACTGAAGAAACGCGGGTGGATTACCGCGTGGAAGGTGCTGAAACGGCGGATTAGTTGGCTCACTAGCATCTGTCATTATCACAGTTGGAGGCCTGGCGTCCAAGTTTCCGGCCGTGACGGCAAAGCCCTGGCGCCACACGAGCAGGATTCGGGCAAGATATTCCACGGGTACCATGTCTACCTCCACCGGGCTGACGCAGAGGCTTGCGCGAACCCTCGATACGATGAGCATGTAGTGCCCACCAAATGTCGCCTGAAGCATCTTGTTGGCGCCGGGACGGAAGCAGGCACGTGTAAAACCACTGCGGTTTTTACGCAGGTCGAACTCACCAAGCGCGCCTACCGGAAGGCCATGGCATGAAACAGTTACACGACTTTCTGACGCTCTTTTTACCCCTTTTGGCATTGTCCGTTGCGCTGGCTTGGGGTCTCGTGTACCCAGGCCCGGCCGCTCCGGGTCCCCCCCTACCCGAGGTGGCCACAACGAGGCCGTTTCCCTCCTTTCCGGCCTCTCGCGGTGGCGTGGTGCAGGAACTCCCTCCGCCTGCACCCGCCCCGCGATTTACTACCAGGCAGTTGTTCGCGGCAATCAGACAGGTCGAATCGGGCGGGAACGATAACGCCGTGGGAGACGGGGGGCTTTCGCTCGGGCCCTACCAAATAACAAAGCCCTATTGGCAAGAGGCTTGCGAGCATCTTGGCGTGGATTGGGATTACGAGACATTTGTTTGGAATCGTGGGCGCTGTGAGGACGTAATGGTGGCCTACTGGGATCGCTGGAAGGCAGGGACGGGAGAGGCTAGGGCACGGATGCACAACGGCGGTCCCAGAGGTCATCGTAAGCAGTCAACCCTGAATTACTGGTGGAAGGTGAAGCGCGTGATGGAGAAGAAATGAATGACCTGACCCCCAGCATCGAAGAAATCGAAGACAACCTTGCCCGAAACCTGATGACGGACAATAAATGCGTGCGCTGGCTGCTCGGAGAGTACAAGCGATTGAAGACTATCGCGAACAAGGCGGAGACAGTTGCGAGTGGGGCCGTATGGTCGAGTAAAGGCTATTGGTTAAATTGGGGCAATTACATGGCAGACCTTAAGACGCTGCTCCAGGAAGCCGCCGAGGCGGCAAGGGAGAAGAAATGACAATCGACTGGATGACCCCCTCGGCGGAAATGCTCGCCGGGCGCGACGCTGGCCGCAACGACAGACAGCACGAGGTTGAAGAGCTTGAGGCCGAGAACGCCCGGCTGGAGGCGATCGTGGACAAGCTGCCGAAGTATGCCGACACTGGCGCGCCGATTGTGCCGGGCATGGTGGTGTGGTTCAGGAAGTTGCCTGGGTCGGTCCCCATGGCCCGTCGAGGCGCACACGGGCACCCTGTGCTCCTGGGGGATACCGTAATTGGGATTCATTGCTGGGGCGAGCACGCCCGGATCATGTTTGCCCAGAACGCGCTGGTACCCTGGGTGCTTGCGGCCCGATGTTACTCTACCAAGGAAGCCGCCGAGGCGGCAGGCAAGGATGCCGAGGATGAAGCGGAGCAGACTTAAACCACGCGGCCGACGGTATGAGCGGCTGAATGAGAAGGACGCCGAGGCGCGCCGGCAATGCTGGGGGCGAGCTAACGGGAATTGTCAGCGATGTTTGGGGCGGGGGATAGATCATCACCACCCGGCAGGTCGAACGGAAGCGGTGCGGTGGCATGAGCATAACGGGATTTGGTTATGTCGTGCATGTCATAAGTTCGTCCACGCCTACCCCCTGAGAGCCATCAAGTGGATGGAAGGGGCGCTCCCGGACGAGCAATTCGACTGGATCATGCGAGCAAGGAAAGGAATGCACGATGTTAGTATTCGCGATTGACCCCGGGCCGGAGAAGAGTGCGTGGCTCCTCTATAATGCTGCCGACCAGCGGATCGTCGGCAAATACGACGGGACTCCCAACGCCGAGGTGTGCAAGGAGCTTGCCAGGGAGGGTTATGTCAACTATCCAATGGTGGTAGAGATGGTTGCCTCCTACGGGATGTCTGTGGGCGCAAGCACTTTCGAGACGTGCGTTTGGATCGGGCGGTTCATGCAGGCCTGGCCGGGCTTGGCCTACCAGATATACCGCAAGCGAAAGACCATTCTACCGCTTCGGGGCCGGCCAGTTGTGGTGCCGTCCATCTGCATGCATCTCTGCAAGAACAACACGGCCAAGGACTCCAACATCTCCCAGGCCCTCCGAGACCGCTTTCCGCAGACAGGTGGGGGCAAAACCCCTTCCGTAGGGACAAAGAAGCAGCCAGGCCCCCTGTACGGCGTGTCGAAGCACCTATGGAGCGCCTTGGCCGTGGCCGTGACGTTCGCGGACCATTACCCGAAGGAGATAGAAGATGGTAGCTAAGCCTGACCGGCGCCTCGACGACATAGAGGCAAAGCTAGATGCCCTGCATCGCACACACCAAGTAGCGGAAACCGTCTTTGACGCCATTGTTACCAAGTTCCAAAGGGTAGAGGCCCGCCTGAAGGCCCTAGAGGAGAAGAGATGAAACCGAACACGTATTGGACAGCGTACGGCTGGTACAGGCCGTCTTGGGGCGAGATTGGGTGGATTCTGCCCATCGGCGAACCGCGCCTGTGGTTCACCCGGAAACAAGCCCGCCAATGCGCCCGCGAGCACAAGCAGAAATATACCTACATGAAAACCCGCATCAAGAAGGTGGTGCTGGAATGAAAGAGCAAGAATGGTGGTGGATGATCGAAGGGTGGGACAACCAAGAGCGACGGTGGCGGCTGATAAGATATCGCCCCCGTATTCACCGAACCCGCAAGAAGGCCCGGATGGACGCGAAGTGGTACAAGCAGAAATACTCCCAAGGGCACTTTCGCCCGGTAAAGGTCGGTGCGATATGAAACAGCGAGAGCATTGGTGGATCGTCTTCGGCGGGTACGGCGGCGGGCATTGGTGGCTACTGCCATTCCAGCGCGAACTCGGGCAGGGATTCCACAAGACCCGGCGAGAAGCCCGTCAAGCGGCCCGCGAGGCCAGGAAACACTTCAAGTTCAAGTACGCGTCGCTGGTAACCAGCATCAAAAAAGTCTGCGTAAAGGAGCGAACAACGCTGTGGCTTTTACAGGAGTTTGAGTGTGGTGAGTACGAGACGCTGGCCAAGCGCGCGACCCGGCAGCAAGCCCGCGAGACGGCCCGGCATTGGTGGTATCGGATACACAATCCGCGGATAATCCCAGAAAAGGTACCCCCATATAAGGTTATAACCAAGGTGGTGTGAGCATGATAGTCCAAATCCGCGAGATACGCAAGGGTCGATGGGATTGGATACTGTGGGACGACTCAGAGGCCCCCTGGTACCCCCACGCGACCTCAATCAAGTTCTGCGAGACACCAGAAGACGCCAGGGCGGCCTGGGAGTACGTTTACACACGAGACTTATTGAAGACTCCCGTTGAAGTTCTCGACCAGGCGGCCTTGGAAAGCCGCGACGCCTACCTACGGACGAAGCCGATGCTGCTCGATGAGGAGGGGTGATGGCGGGCGGGTGGGTCAAACTGCACAGGCAACTCCTGGAGCATCCGATGTGGGTCTCCCACGAGGCGGTTGCCATGTGGGCGTATTGCTTACTGAAAGCCGCGCACAACCCTACTCAGGCCGTCATAGGCTGCGTGGTGCGTGACCTCAAGCCCGGGCAGTTCGTCTTCGGGCGCGTCAAGGCCCAGGAAGACACCACATGGAGTGAATGGACCATACGGAAGGGAATAGACCTACTCGTCGCGCTGGGATGCATCACAAAGGTACTTGACGCCACACGCCGATGCAGCATCATAACCGTAGTTAATTGGGAGCGTTATCAGGCTGACACTTCCAAAGAGCGCCACGCTGGCCCCGCGAGATCGGAACCAAACGACCCTTCCGTCGCGCCCGGCGCGCAAGGAAACAGCCTTTTCGCCACACGCCCGCCCCATCCCGGAAGCGCAGACAATTCCACACCTTACGGCCCTGACATTCCCAAAGAGCGCAGCGAGAACCCCACGACAGCCCCACCACTCCCCCACGACAGCCCCACCACTCCCCCACATACAAGAAGTAAAGAACAACAAGAAGATAAGACAACACCCGCTGAAATAAGCGTGCCGTTCAAAGAAATCGCAGACGCTTGGAACATTACAACGGAGGCTTGGCCGAGGTTGTCGCCTGTTCTTCGGATGACCAAGCCCCGGAAAGTCCATCTCGGTGCTCGATGGAAAGAGCCGTTATTCAGGGAGCGCTACGGTCAGATATTCATGCGCGTCGTGAAGAGTCCGTTTCTGCGCGGAGAGACGAGCGAGCGTGGCTGGGCGTGTTCATTCGGCTGGCTGATAGAGCGTGAAGAGAATTACATCAAGGTCCTCGAAGGGCAGTACAAGGCTAAGGATGAAGGACATGGAACCACGGGACAATTCGACCACGGGATCGACGTCGGCGACGCGACCGGGCGACCCGCCGGGGAAGTTCTGCCAGTGGGTGACGACGGAGTTTCCCCCGGCGTGGCGGGAGACGCTACGTTCTAAGCCCGCACCCTGGAGCCTATATCTTCACGGCGGCGTCGGGACCGGAAAGAGTTGCTTCGCAGCTGCGTTGCTGATGGGCTACCGCAAGCGGCTAGAGATTGCGCGTATGAGCGAGCTTGAGATGCTCCCCGGCAATCTCGGCGGCTGCTGGATTGCTGCTGATAACCTTGGGGGGCTGATGCAGCGGTGGGAGGATTGGCAGGTGGCCGCGAAGCGGTTTGAGCGATATCCGTATCTTGTGATTGACGATTTGGGCTTTCAGCCAAACACAGACTATGTTCGTCTTCGGATGGCGAAATTACTCATAAGCCGCTACGAAGCGGACAACAAGACCATCATCACCTCGAATCTATCCCCGGACCAGTTAGCCAAGGAACTTGACCCCCGGGTCGCCTCTCGGCTCCAGGACGGCGTGATTTTATATACAGGCGAGAAAGACATGAGACGCAAGGAGACCAACCCATGATCCTTAAATGCACCTGCGACCACAAGTTTCAGGACGAGCAACACGGCGCTCAGATGCGGGTCTTCAACCGAATCCCCCCGAAACCGCCCGTGCCGGAACAGTGGCGATGCACGGTCTGTGAGCGGGTCGTGTCGGGCAAGGAGAAGAAGGCATGAGCGAACCTGAAGACATCATTGAAGAACTGCGCTTCCTGGGGCCCTTGGCCGTCGATGGCGTGCGCTGCATGGAAATCCGCTCGGTGTGCGAACGCGCCGCCGACGAGATAGAGCGGCTCCGGGCCTGCCACGACAGCGAACTGGGCGTGTGCGAAAAGCACTGTGACGTGGTGGCGAGCCTAAAGCGTGAGGTGACTGACCTTGACATTCAGCTACGGACAGCAAAGGCAGAGACGGGCTGGATAAAGTGGACAGGAGAGAAGCCGTGACCGAACCCAAAGACATCGTTGACGAACTGCGGGGCCTATCCCACGAGCTTGGTTATGTCCCCCCGCCCCAGCGTGGCGGCGTCAACGTCTGTGACCGCGCGGCCAAGGAGATAGAGCGGCTGCGGGCGAGGCTGAAGGCTTGGGAAGACCACGACGCGAAGATGAAGGCTGCCTGGAAGGCCGCAATGGAGTTACAGCGATGACCTGGCGTCCCTGGGGCAAGGCCCCCACGACAAAGCTGGACCCGAAGAGGCCGGGCGCGCAGGACTGGCTGACCGAGGACCAGTTGAGGGTTTACCGTGAGGTCTATGACGCACTAGACAAAAAACTGGACAGCACGCCGTGGCGTAAGCACGCGCTGGCCTGGAAGGCGGCGGTGGAGAGTGCGTAACACGATACTTGTTGGCGACGTGTTCGACCGTATAGCCGACATCCCCGATGGAACGGTGCAGTGCGTGGTGACTTCCCCGCCGTACTGGGGCCTGCGCGACTACGGCGTCGAAGGACAGCTCGGCCTGGAGCCGACTCCCGACGAGTACATCGCCAAGATGGTCGAGGTGTTCCGCGCGGTCTGGCGGGTTATGCGGGATGACGGGACGCTGTGGCTGAATATGGGTGATACGTACAACGCTGGCAGGGAAGGCGGGTGGGCTGGGGGCAAACATGGGATGAGCAAGCCAGAGAATGCACCCGGCCGTTCGGGCTGCAACGCTCCCGGCCTCAAGCCGAAGGACCTCTGCGGCATGCCCTGGCGGCTGGCGTTGGCGCTGCAAAGTGACGGGTGGTGGCTACGCCAGGACATCATATGGGCCAAGCCGAACCCCATGCCCGAGAGCTGCACCGACCGCTGTACGAAGGCCCACGAGTATATCTTCCTGCTGACCAAGCGGGCGAAGTATTACTATGATGCGGAGGCGGTGCGGGAGTGCGCTGACGAGCCGACGCGGCGGGCCAAGTCTTTCCGGGATGGCGGGGTATATACCGGCAGCAGGAGCTACGACAACGCCGCTCCGGCAGATAAAGACACACATGGGGATGGCGCGATCGCCTCCGGCCGCAACCGCCGCTCCGTCTGGACCGTCGCCACACACGCCTACAGCAAG